AGCTGCCGAGAATTGAACCCACGTAAGTTGATTGGTTCCAATGATATCGATAGGTGCGTTTGTCGTGCAAACCCAACCAGTATCCATGTAGACAGAACCGTCTTCTACGAATACGAATGCATGGCCACTGTGTGCTCCAGTAGCAAAGTCTACTGGACGAGTCCAAGTACTTGCTTGTATAACCCAAATACCGTTATCTACACCCGTTTGACCAGTGTAGGTAAAGCTTGCCGTTTCAGTAACACCCGTAGCGTTAGCGAAAATAATATCGGTTGCACTGATACGGGAGAAGATCGTGAATGTACCATCGTTGCCTGGGTTAGTGGAACCAGCTACAACAATTTTCATTCCCGCAGCCGTAGCAGGGAAAGTGCCCCCAGCATCAGTTAATCGTACGTCAGTGCTTGCGTAGGTGAAGCTAGATGTTTCAGTAACACCAGTAGCGTTAGCAAACGTAACGCTTGTAGCATCTACGTATGACACGATAACGAACGTACCGTCGTTACCAGGGTTAGTAGCCCCAGCAATCGTAAGACGCTTACCTACGTCATTAGCTGTGAATGCGCCAGCTGAATCTACTAGCGTAACAGTACCTGTTGCGAAAGTTAGACTGTCACCTGTACCACCTACTAGCACATTAACGCTGTCACCAGTTCCGGAAAATGGAACGGCTGATTGTGCAGATAGTAATACACGGTCACCAGCGATAAGTGAAACGCTGTCAACAGACTGCGGACCACTTAGGCTAGCTACGTTGCTTACAGCAACTGCTTTTACTGGATTTTTTACTGCAAGACCTTGTGCTACTGCATCAACGTAGTTCTTATTGACTGCGTCAGTGCCAGCTCCTGGTGTATCAGGAAGGTTAACTACGCGTACGTTACCAGCATCTAAGCCAGTACCCGCTACGCCGCTAACTGTAATTTTACCGAGTGAAATATCATCTGAAGACGACTGCTCGGTGGCGAAGCCTTCAGTTTGATCCATATACAAGAATTTACGCGTTGCCATGGTTATACTCCTTGTTGTACTCCTTGTGGTTTAACAGTCCGTATGTGTATAGAATACCATTAACACTCCTATTGTATAGTAATTTGTTCTGAGTGGCAACTTATAGACACAACAACAAAAAAGGAGTGTAGGATAATACCTACACTCCTTTAATCTAGGCTAAGTTAAGTAAGTTATTGTGTTATTTTTACCGGTTCGTCCTGCTTGGTGTCACTGCTAAACACGAATATTGAACCTGTATTGTCATCAATAGAACACTCACGTAAATCTTGTTGTATTGCTGTAGATACTTCGTCTTGTATTTGTTTGTATTCATTAGCAGCAGCTGATAGTGAACTTAATAAAGAGTCTCGACCAAGTAACCAACTGCGAAACGCTATGTTTTCTGTTTTACTTAAAAAGTTATCTATATCTCGTTGTAATAATTGTATTTGTGCACGTATACGTTCTACTGTAGCTTGACCAGCTTTCCATTTATAGAATAGTTCACCGGATAATTGAAGACATCCTTGTTCGTTAATATACTTTGCGTCAATCTTAGGTTTTTCTGGAACAGTCTTTGGTTGTACTTCAGTTTGTGTTTTGGTCTTTAATTTCCTTGCCATTGTCGAAGTCCTCCTCTTGTGTTCGTTTCTTTATTAGTTGGTCTATAGCTGTATCAAGTGCTACAGCAGTGTCTTTCATGGGATATACTTCTCCATTTTCGATACGAAGAAGTTCTCGTATGCATATACCAGATTTGTCGGCTAAATCTTTTTGTTTTATATTAAAAATATTTCGTAATAGTTTAAGATGCTTCACGTTATTTTATCCAGTTCTTGAGATTAACACAAAATTAGGAACCAACAATAGTTGGTCTGCGGATAACGCATGTCCTATAACTTGTATTAGTACGTGTTCACCACTAGGTGGACTCGGTAATGTTGCAGTAGCGTAAGAATTTGAACCAATAAAATATCGTTTTTGTGGTGTTAAAGATCCTATACCTAAAATGGAAGACGGCACCACACCAGGACCTACATGTATTAAACATGTAGTATCTGAATACTTAGATATAATCAACCCCAGAGCTGGCATTTTACTGTTAACAGTAGGGTCTACTTTTTGTACTTGTGGAAGCTCTCCTACAGACGGGCCCGATACACTTACAAAGTGTCCTACTAGCTCATTTACTGTACATCCTGCATCAAAATATCGTCCTAACGAAAAGTCTGACTCAGTTTCTGGAGCCAGGTCAATACCGGCACGACGTATTTGATCAAGACGGATTAACGAACGTGGCGACAACCTTTCCTTTCTAATTTACAATCTAAAATCATAGTTTAACTTGAAGAAATCATGAAACATTCTTCATTTTTATATGTTTTTAGTCTTGATAATGAGTGCTTTGTTAACCATTTGTGACAAAAGTTAGCAAAGTCTACAACGAGTAGTCTCTTTTTGTCTTTTCCACTACGCAGTCCTCTACCTACCCTTTGAAGTAATCTAATTTTTGATTTACCTCCTGCTGCAAGAATTAAGACATCTATGCAAGGTACGTCAACTCCTTCGTCAAGGATTGAAGTAGCAATTAAGATTCGGATCACACCTTCTTTAAATAATTTCAAAGTTTGTTCTCTAGTCTCTGAATCTTCTTTTCCGGTAATATAAAATACGGTGTTACCAAGTGTTGCGCTATGTCCACAAGAAGTCAAGAGACTTTCTATTATAGAACCGTGTTTTATCTGTTCAACTAGTATAAGTACTTGATATCCCTGATTAACGCACTCTATGGCTTTTTTTACAACCATATTATTTAAGTGTGGATTTTCCACTACACCACGCTTTTGCACTTCAGTCCAACTACAATTACTGGAAAGTACGGGATCTGTTATTTTAATCATCTCTACTTCAGGAGGAACAGAAATACCACGTTCTACCAGAAGTTTATTAGATACTTCATAAATAACGGGACCTGTTTGTGCTAACAATCTAAGATCAGCACCATCACTACGGTCTAAAGGCGTACCAGACATACCAAACCTGTAGTGTGCAGGTATTTTACTTACAACATCGTAGAAAGTATCACTGCTAGAATGATGACACTCATCAATTATAAGTACTTGCCACTTGTTTAACATAAATTTAACGGATTCAGTACTTAACCTATTTCCCAAACTATCTGGTGTAGCAATTGTAACCCATTTACCAATAGTAAAATTACCGTCTCCAATAATTCCTATCTCTTCTAGAGGTATTTGTAGTAACTTAGAAAATACGTTAGCTGTTTGGTGTACAAGAATGATTCGTTCTACAAGAAATAACGTGGGTAGTCCTAAGTACTTAACTACTGCACACGACATGTAGGTCTTTCCAGAATTTGTAGAACATTTGAGTACACCCTGATGGTTATCAATCATAGCTTGTGCTACATTTAGCTGATAATCGTATATTCCTTTCCCAAATTCTATGCCGGGTAGGTCAAAACTATCTTTTTTAATCGGTAAGTTATAATTCTTACGGTTATCTACAACCGTTATATTTCCTGAAGGTGCGTGCTTTTTTAGAGCGTCTATTACTAGATGTGTTAGTCCTGCTGGAATAGAGAGATTGTGAAGGTTAAAAAAATGTTTTTTCCCATCCCATCTATGACTTTTAAAAGCAGGAGAAAACTGATAGCCTTCCACGTAATAGGAAGTTGCGTTTCTAACTACCTTAAGAGGAAATTTACCGTGAAGAGTTGCCATATTACCTTCAATAGTAATTTGACATTCCACTTCACCTGGTGGTAAAGGTTGCTTTATTATGGAAGAGTAATTTACCACAATAGTAAAGACTTCTTAACTTACTTAACCTTTTCTTCTTTAAGAACTTGGTCAAAGTGTGGTTCAGCAGCCAAATAATGTTTTACTTTAACATGACACAAGCAAGTACACTCTTTGGTAACATCCTCCACAGTTACAATCCTATTGTTTTCTTCAGATTGAAGTTTTGCTAATAGTTTTCGTGCTCTACAGATACTACGCCACACAGCATTACGATTTCTGTGAAGATATATACCTATATCTCTTAGAGAGTAACCGTGTACATCTAAACGGCGAGCTAATTCTCCTCTAGCAATCACAGCTTTTTTATGAACCTTCCTGCTTCTGGTTAGCAACCATTTAGGATGAATATTAAAATCTTTAACAACTTCAGCCATGACATCATCTGGAATTACGGAGGGTCTAACTTTTGCGGACCGACCAGTCCCAACGACAACCAATTTGGTACGGTCCATTGGTAGACAGTTCCTATGTTTTTCAGTTTTTGCCATGCTGACCTGTTGAAAGTAATAAGTCTGGGTTCCTCTAATTCACGGTTAAAAATAGCTGAACGGTATGAGTTTGCTTTGTCTCGATAGGTATAATACAACAACAACACATCTGTGTCTAAAAAATTATCAAACAAGTACTTTACGCGACGTGCTAATGTATCCATACAGGTTTGATTTTTTGGACACGAACTAGCTAGACATTGTAAAGGAAAAAGTTGAGTAGACTTTTCTATTAAAAACATACACTCTGGGTATACATACTCTAGTTTAATAAACATTACAGCTCTACCAGAAGTTTTTCCGGTAATTTTCAAAATAAAAGCCGTATTTGAAATGAGACTCATGTCCATAGTAAGACATCAGTGTAGCATGTCTTCTATCGGACTTAAATAACTTTGTACTAAGAAATTCTTAAAAGTTCGTTCGCTGACTGGATATCACCACCAATTAGATGGTCTTGATGACTTATTGCATTTAATATATTGCGATATGTTGAACCTGGTCGTAAGTCCCACTGTTGTGGTCGTGTGGATAATACGTTGTCTAACTTTGTTCGTTGTCCATGAAATCTCATTGACGCAGTACCTGTAGATAGTTGAACATTGTATATTGATCTAATTGTAGGGTCTATCGCACAAAAATAGTCCACACCTTCTCCCAAATGTGACACAACTAAAAATACTTGTAATGTAAAATTTTCTGTTCCGGAACGAACTTCTAGAACATTTACAGGTTGCTCTGTAGATACAACCGGATAAATTGTAAACGTACTTGTGTTTTTTAGTTTTGTGTCATTTCTCATGGGTTTCGTGAATACTAGTTCTATTAAATCTGTAGCCCACACGTTGACATCCAATAAACTAACGGTATCGTTAGGACCTGGTTCTGGTGAAGGTATTCCTCCACCCCAAAAATCTGATCCCCAATGTTCTGAACCCCAACCGGTACTCACAATGCACCTAGTGAATCACTACGAGTTCCACCAATTCTCTCATCAGATTGAGAGACAGATTGGAGTACCCAACGCAACATGCTATTGGGTGTAGTGTTGTAAATATTTGGTATTCGCTGTAATTGTGCGTCCATTTTAGTTCTTCTATCTTGAAATTGAAATACAGCGGGTAGTGTAGGACTAGTTCGATCTATATATGATACCGTAGGAGATACTGTTACGTTGTATGCGGACCCTAGTGTTGGATCTGTAAACACGAGTATGACCTTGTTGGTAATTAAATCTGTTCCGGTAAACACATCTGTTATCGTAACTAGATTTCCTGTGGTAGTGGGTGCTACAGTATATGTACTACCGTCTTTCAGAATATCGTTGTTTATTAAGTAATTTCCAAATGTTAACAACACACTGTTATGTGTTAGAAGCTCTACATCGCTTAAGTTTACTGCAACAGGAACAACAACAGATCCGACAATAGATAACGTGTGTGATTTAAAATATGGGCTGTTAGATCCTGTATAAAAAGCACATACCTTTAAATATCGGATTGAACTACCAAATAATGCAGTCGGATCTAGCGTTCCCTCGTCTGTTTCAAAAAATCCATCCGGTCCTGGTGTGATAGTTTTTTCTACAACTAAAGTTCCCAAAGTATCTGTAGGATCATCACCTACAACTACAGCTATTCGTAGTGAATTTTCTACCATATTTGACACTCTACCTACTACAGAGAGTGTCCATTGGTCACCATCAGGTATTTGATCTGCTGCAAAGGCGTAATACTTTACAACAGTAGACGTAGACGGTCTTAAGTCTTCGTGCGTAAAAGCTATAGATAAAATAGAACTCATGCGTCACAAATGATTATAGATAAATGTGCAAACGAAGAACCGTAACTAGCGCCTGGTTGGAATGTGGCTTTAATTGGTTGTATTCCAGTTGGTCTTGTTATATTACCTACAGCTCCACCTAGTATTCCGTCTGAAGTGTAACCTATACTATTAAAGGTGCATGCAATAGTTCCATCTATTGTATTCCAAGTTCCACCTATTCTAACATTGTGTACCATTGTGGGTACGAATACAGATCCATGACTACGTCCAGCATAACCAACATTTATAGTAGATGAAGTTAATTTAGATAAGTTATATACCCACTCTTTAGACAACACTTCAGAAGTAGTGGTAACGATAATTCTAGGAAACCAATTTAGTATAATTCCATTGCTTGATGAATCTGGAATTATTTCAACAATAAGTGATTTAACCGAAGCATTTACTGATGTTCCACTTATTTTCTGTACGGAAAATTGTAAGTAAGACACATTAGTAGGTTTGGTTATATCTGCTGACTCTACATTTACTAGTTCAGCTCCTGTCGTATCTACTGATACTACTTCCGTACCGTCTGGTGTAGTACCAGAAGCTGGAGTTCCACCTATGCGCACACGATAGCGAACAGTACCTCCTGTGGTTTCAAATGACCCAACAACTCTAACGCGAAAAGACGTTCCAGGTACTGCGGTCCATGGTACTGCACACCAGGCAGTATTGCCTGTACTATCAGAAGGAGATACTGTTTCGTCTGATGTGGTTAGCGTAGATGGTGTAGCACCACTTAGCCCTAGTGCAAAAATTCCCATTCAAGTTTATTCCTCATACATTACCCAGTGATGACGGGGCTACTACCATTCCACGGGAAAATAAAATGACCTATTTGTACCCAGTTAAATGGTAATCCTGCTGAGTCGTAGCTTGTTGATGAGCTGGCCAAGCCAGTTACGCCGTGTGTTGCGCTACCGTAGTATAAATCATATGGATTCCCGAAATATCCACGTGCGTAAGGAGTTTCACTCCAAAGATAAATAGGACAGAATGGCCACTCTTTTAATACATCATGTGCAACCTTCCCGCCTAGTTGTCTTCCAAATGATGTACTAACATACCCAAGAGAACCCATATAAAAATTACCTGTCGTGGTACTATGGCGAAAATACACAAATGATGATTGATCTTGGTAAACATAATATTCTAATCCAGTATTTGTAGTACCCGAAGCAATGGCAGAGAAGTAAGCGTTTGTTCCAGTCCAACCAGGTACTGCGTTATTTACTGCATCAAACATCCATAATGCTGTATGATAACCACCAGTACACAATATCACACGGGTACATTTTCCGTCTGTGCTTTGCATACAATGTACTTGACACAAAGAATTTGTGGCTCCAAAAGCCCAGTTAGCATTATTTAACGAAACAATTTCATCTGTTGCCGTCGGTCTAGCCGTAGTACTTCCGTTGGTACCCCCATTAGCCGTCCCAAATCCATTTACAGGAGACACTACAACAGTAGCTAGATACGTACTTGCATTGCTTAAATCAATACAAATAGAAAAATTTGTATTCAATCCTGCTTGTTTTAAAACTATCCATGAATGAGCTGAACCACCAGTATTCCAAACTAAGTTGGCAGCTGTACTCCATCTATCAGTTCCGTCCATACCTGAAGTTGAACTATTACTAGAACCTACCACAGACCACGGTAGTGTACTAAAACCAATAAGAGAACTTTTGATTTTAAACATTACAGCTTTCATGGTATCCGCTAGCGTAGCACCATATTGTGCTGAGTTAACGTTAAATTGCCATACTTTTGATTTAGCTGGTGCAGGCATGATTAATCCTTATAGCATGTTTGTAGAACCGTCCCAAGGCAAAATTAAGTCATTAGTATAAACCCATTCTTTTGAAGGTGTAGAATCAAATTGGACACCACGCATCAATCCAGGATCCCCAAAGTACATATCATAAGTTTCTCCCCAGATACCTCGTAATGGTGGCAAATCACAAATATAAACTATCGGCCAATACTCTCGTACTCCTGTTAAATCGTTTACTAATTGACCTGTACCTCTTTCAATTATTGAACTTGAAACTACAAATGGTGTAGCCATGTACAATAAACCGGAAGTTAATGACGAACTTGGTTTAAAATTTAACCTTGCTGTATCGTTCCAATCTTGTACCCGCGCTCCAGAAGTTGTGGTAGATGATGAAGCTCTAAAACCCATAACCCAAGGAGTTGTCCAACCAGATATTGCGTTCTTTGGTTTATCAGCAATTAAAACAGTAACTGGATAGAGATTGTTGGTAACCAGTACACGAGTACAAGCACCATCAGTACTTTGCATGCAGTGTACGCGGTATAATTGGGTAGAGGATAAATTGTCACCCCACACGGTATTACTTAGAACCACGATCTCATCTGTAGCTGTAGGTCTAGCAGAAGTACTACCATTGGTACCTCCGTTGGCAGTACCAAATCCATTAGCTGGTGATAGTACAATAGTCATGTTTACAGATGATGCATTACTTAAATCAAAGCATAGCTCAAATTTAGTAGCTAACCCTGTTTGACGTAAAACAATCCACGAATGAGCACCGGTTCCCCACACTAAATTTGTGGAAGTGCTCCAACGGTCTGTACCATCCATACTAGATGCAGAGCTATTGGAACTACCAGAAACCGTCCACGGTAGTGTGCTAAATCCTATTAAAGATGTTTTAATTTGCAGCATAGTTTGCTGCGTATCAGCTAAAACAGTACCACTAGCTCCTTTAGTATTGTTTACTGAATATTGCCATGTTTTATCTTTTGTAGGAAGTGCCATAAGTACTCCAATTAAACTTTGTTAGCTAATCCGTTTTGATACAATTACGTTCGATAGTGATCCTGGTCCTGTGTAAATTAGACCTGTGTAATCAACAAATGATGCAGTCCAGTAAACTGTAGTAGATAAAGTATTATCAAAACCTCTCATACGATATATACGTTTACCTGTTGCACCAGCTGTTGATCCGCTTAATGCTCCTGTGGTTTCTTTCTCAGAAACACTTGTATAGCTACTACTAGAACCGCTTACAACAGCTCCACTTGTGTTTATCTGACCAGCTAACAATTCAACAGCTATAGACATTGTTCTTTATCCCATTCGTTTGATACTCGAACCGTCCCACGGAACTATAAGTGTTCCAAACTGTGCCCAAGACAGTGCTGAACCCGACATATAATAATCCATTGGAATCGTATTACTGTTAGCGTTAGTACCCCAATATAGATCATAAGCTGTACCAAATAAACCTAAGACGCTTGTACTCGTACTTGCGAGTGTGATAGCAAAGAATGGCCATTCACCGCTTAAATCATGTGAAACTAGACCACCTGCGTGTTTTCCGAAAACAGAAGACACACAACCTGGTGTAGCAAAATAGAATAAACCAGCTGTTGTGCTGTGCTTAAAGTTTACGTTAGCGTTTGTATTGTTATAATACGTATAATCTAACTGAGTTGCGGTAGAGTTTCCAATACCTTTAACCGAAAAATAAGCTTTTGTTCCTGTCCAACCAGACAATGCATTATTTGCATAATCAAACATGAACAACGACACCGGATACCCGTTAGCGCAGATAATTACTCGTGTACACTTACCATCTGTGCTTTGCATACAATGTACTATACATGGCGTGTTATTTGCAGATCCAGTAATCCAATCTCCACCGTTCAGTATAACCATTTCATCTGTGGCCGTAGGTCTAGCAGCCGTACTCCCATCAGTACCACCATTTACAGTACCAAAGCCGTTCACGGGAGAAACAACGACTGTAAGTAAATGTGTGTTGACGTTAGCACAGTCAAAACAAATTTCACATTTTGCAGCTAACCCTGTTTGACGTAAGACTATCCAAGAGTGTGGGTTTCCCGCACTGTTCCATTGCAGGTTAGTGGATGTCCATCTATCTGTTCCGTCCATACCAGAGGCAGAACTGTTAGAACTTCCAGACACTGTCCACGGAGTAGACCCAAATCCCTTTAGTTTATCCTTAATATAATTGAGTATTCGTATACGTGAAGTATCGTAGTTTGCTCCACGCTGGAGTGAGTTAAGATTAAACTGCCAAGTTTTTACTTTAGATGGTGCTGGCATTGTGTTTACTCATATTATAACGGACTACCACCAAATCGTTGAATTAATATATGTCCAAAAGTCTTTTACATATGTCCATTTAGTATTATCTGTAGCAGTTGTAGGTAAGGTTATACCAGGATCACCAAAATATAAATCATGTAATTCTCCCCAAACACCACGTGTTCCGACAGTATTGCTTATTAAAGTAATAGGATTAAAAGCTCTATTGGATGAGACTGAATTTGCGTTTTGTCCAGCAGTAGTTTCCATCCAAGTAGTGGTATTAACAAATGCTGCACCCATAAATAAGTTACCTATAGGTGAAGTCGTTGTTGGTTGAAAATATAACAATGCTGTATCGTTCCAATCTAAGATTCTAGCTGACGATGTAGAAGTTCCACCAGAACCTTTAATACCTGCGATCCATGGAGTAGTCCAACTTGATAGTGGATTTTTAGGTACAGCAAAAATAACAGTTGTAACCGGGTAGTTGTTAGTAATTACGTGCGTATGTGTACAAGTACCATCAGTACTTAGTGAAACACACACTTTATAACCATATGTGCTAAACGTACCAGGGTTATCATTCCATACAACGTTATTATGAATGATTATTTCGTCAGTAGCTGTCGGTCTAGCAGATGTACTACCGTCAGTACCCCCGTTAACTGTCCCAAATCCGTTATTTGGAGACACAACAACAGTCATAATACTGCTGTTAGAGTTACTTAAATCAAAACATACCTCAAACTTTGTCGCTATGGTGGGTTGACGTAGTACAATCCACGAATGAGCACCAGTACCCCAAATTAAATCTACGTAATTGGGCCATCTGTCTGTACTATCCATACCTGACGCAGAACTACTTGAACTACCAGATACCGTCCATGGATTTGTTGGGGAGGTTTCTTGCCCACGAAAAGCACGTTTGACAAGCCACAATATCGCTTGGTTATCTGTAAGTTTGCTGCCATTAGGACCTATTTGACCTTGGTTGGCTACACTTTGCCAAGTTTTTGTTGTAGATGGTGATGCCATGTATTAACTCAGTATGTGTACAATTGTTATATTTGTTAATGGTCCTGGTCCTGTGTATTGCGCACCAGTACTATCTACTGACGTGGCTGTCCAGTATACCGTTGTAGTAAGTGTAGTATCATAACCACGCATTCTATAGTTATTTGTAGGTGTTACTAACGCTGTACCACTAAATGCTGCTGTGATTTTATTGTTGGGTTGAGGTAGTAATTCACCCGATACTCCTGCCAAAGCAGTAAGTGAAGTAGTCAGTTGACCTGCAACAATGTTATCAATAGCAAATGTCGCCATGTGTTAACCTAGTTTCTTTAGCGAAGATCCATCCCACGGAAGAATAAGGTCACCAAATTGTGTCCACGTGTATCCAGGATAGTCTACTTTACCCTGGAAGTTCTCACTACCCCAGTATAAATCATATGGAGTACCAAAGATCCCGCATCCATTAGTTCCGTTCCCAGCTAGACTTATAGGCATAAACGGCCACTCATTAGTAAAACTTGCAGTTTTACTACCACCTGGATTACGCCCGTAGGGTGCTGACGAATAACCCAAAGTAGCTAACCACACAGGAATATAAAAGGAATTTGCTTTTACAATTAAGTTTGCATTTTCGTTAAGTGTGGGGTAAGAAACAGCATTTCCAAGTTGAGAATATACACCAAACAATAGCCTTGGTGTATTCCAACCAGTTATTGCATTCTTTGGTGTATCAAATACCAATATATTGATAGGATACCCGTTAGAACAAACAATTACTCTAGTACACGTACCGTCAGTACTTTGCATACAGTGTACTACGTATGCTGGTGATGCGTCACTACCACCCCAAGATGTACCAGGAAGTGTGTACGAGTCAGTTGCTGTAGGTCTAGCAGTAGTACTACCGTTGGTGCCTCCGTTTGCTGTACCAAAGCCGTTTACAGGAGAAATTAAAAAGGTAGCTGTGTATGAAGAACTAGCTGAGTTACAATCAATGCACACTTCAAATTTAGTATTTAGTCCTGTCTGACGTAAAACGATCCATGAATGAGCACTACCATCGTTGTTATGTAATATTTTTGTGTAGTCAGTCCATCTATCAGTTCCATCCATACCTGATGTAGCACCATCTGAAGATCCTGAAATTGTCCAAGGGTTAGTTCCGAATCCTTTTAATGCGTTTTTAATTTGTAATGCCATTAAGTTTAGTCTATAAACTGGCGTAGAATCATAACATATGGCGTTTACATTGAATTGCCAGGTTTTAGATCTTGATGGGACACTCATGTTAATTAGACCTTTTATTTACCGCCAAACTTGTGAGGGCATAACAAACATCATTAAGTCAATAAACATAAAGGACGAAGAATCTGTAGGTATATCTCCATGTCCTGCAAAATTGTCTGTAAAATATAAATCGTACACCTCACCCCACACACCATTTGTACCTGCTGTATCACTAATTAATGCAATAGGATAAATAGTGTAGTTTCCGCTAATTTTATTTGAATTTGGACTTATACTATAGTAGGCGTCAAAGAGTCCTCTAGTTCCTGTAAATGTTGTAGCCATAAACAACTTGCCTACAGGAGAGGTAGTTGTGGGTTTAAAAAATAGTTTATCGTACCTATTATAATGATTATACGTATCATACTGATTTTTTAGTACACCCGAACCAGGTGATAAGGATGATGTTATTCCTGCTATCCATGGATTTGTCCAAGAGGATATAGGATTCTGTGGTTTTTCAATAAAAAACGCCATTACAGCACACGTGGCATATGTGTACGATGTAGTTAGGAATATACGCACACAATCCAAGGTATCAGTACACACAGCGTTAATATAATAGCCAGATGTATTATAAAAACTACCGATATTATCAGCCCAAGTAGCATTATTTACCACTACAATTTCATCTGTAGCTGTAGGTCTAGCAGAAGTACTTCCATCGGTACCACCATTTGCAGTACCAAAACCGTTATTAGGTGAAATTACTATTGTAATAGTACTACAGGTAGTACTACTGACTAAATCAAAACATATCTCAAATTTACTTGTTATAGCTGTTTGACGTCGAACGATCCAGGAATGTGCTCCGGTACCCCACACTAAATTAGTGTAAGTAGACCAACGATTGCTTCCGTCCATACCTGACGTAGAGCTGTTAGAACTACCAGAGCACGTCCACCCGCTGTCTGATAACGCACTACTAATCTCAAAGATTACTTTTTGACCATTACTTAGCGCATCAGTACCTTTAATATTATTGGTAGTACCTCTACGGATCCAATTTTTACTTAACGATGGTGATGCCATAAAAAATTTTATTAATCTATATAATTAGGAGTCAAGAATTGAAGACCATCTGCTGTTTGAGTGCCTATTAGCGTAATTTCATACACACTGCGATAGATCGCATCAGGTAAATTTATGTCACGCCATGCTTCAAATTTACTTTGAGCTTGTTCTGGGCTCTCTGCACGAACCATCGTGCAATTCATAGATAAATCACGAACCGAATAAATATTGTATGTTTCCATTTAGTTCACCGTGTGTGTGATTTGTATGTAAGATCCACCCAATTCAACAGAATCAGCTGGATTTGATGGACTTGTAACCCAAACTTCTACTTGATACACTTTGGAAGACGTTTTTATATTTCCTGAACTGCTTCCTATAGTAAGAGCTGCGTCAGAGAATGCTGGTGTAGTGCTTGTAAATGTTAACGTAGCTACAGTTTCTGAATCTGTTACATTAGTCAATCTAACGTTACCTGTAGCCGTGTACCCGATAGCAGCTACAGCTCTAAACCTCATAGTTTTGGTAGTTCCAGTGATGCTATAATCAGATGGATTCAGTTCAAATTGGTGTACGATAAGGTGTGTATCACTGTTGTACGACGTACTAGATCCACACGACAATGGAATAGTTACCTTGTCACCTGTTGCACCAATTCCACCGCTAGCGGTGGAAGCTATAGTTAAAGTTTCATCAGCACCAGCACTACCTTTAGTTAAGGTAACGTTAGTACCAGCTACTAGTTTTCCTAAAAGATATCCAGGAGTTGTGTCTCCAGACGAGACAGTAGATTTTGCTTTAGCTGAATTTAACGTTCCGAGAGTAGAATCTGATTGACGCATAAACATCGTCATATCAGGTTGCCACCCCTTAATATTTCCACCTGCGTTATACTCCAGTTTTTCATCATATCCTGGAATACGTGCGCCAGTAGTTGCTAATGGCACAGCTATAACAACTACGGAGGTGTCAGAACCGTTTACTATACATCTTACACGGTATGAACCAGTGTGTGATGGTGAGAAGGTTGCTGTTGGTGTTGATGCACCGCTTAAAGATGATGTTGAACCAGTAGGAATATCTACTAAAGTCCATGCATACGCTGCACCACTGTTACCAGGTTCAGTGTCTGTTAAAGTAATAGTTTCATAGAGCACTAAGTCATTACGGCCTACACCAGTTACATCACCGGACGTACTGCCGCTACTTTTAATTATCGGTGTCGCCATGTGTATTTTATTTCCTGTTAGTTGGTTGTGGCGATTTCAAAGATACTTTGTAATATACTAGTAAATAGTACACCAATCGTGTTTCTTAGTCTAGAAGTAGTTCAAAGATTTTCAATGACCTACAACGTTATACACCACTATATTTGATAGTGGTCCCGGTCCTGTATACTGACTGCCTGCTGTGTCAATTGTTACAGCTAGCCAGTATACATTGTACCCCAAGGTAGTATCATATCCTCTCATTCTATACACCAGCGAACCTCCTGACCCTATGGTAGAGCCGCTTATAGCTGCTGATGATGTAGAAGATACTTGTCCGGACATAAAATCACCACCAGCACCATCTTGCACGCCACCAAATGTTGCGTCTATTTGGTTTGATACATAGTCACCATTAACATCGGCCATAGATTATCCTATTCGCTGTGCAGCAGTACCATTCCATGGAAAAATCATGTTACCAAACTGTGCCCATGAAAATGGCACAGATGATAAGTCATAACTCACCATAGAGTTGGGTGTTGTAGAACCCCAATACAGGTCATACACTGTACCCCATTGTCCTCTAAGTGTGGAAGTTTCGCACCACAGCCCCATAGGACAAAAAGGCCATTCTTTTGTTATATCTTGCACAATGATCCCACCAGGCTGTCTTGGAAATGCTGAAGATCCATATCCTGGTGTTGAGAGGTAGAAGTTGCCGTTTGTGGTATTGTGTTTAAAAAACAATGTACTACTTGCGTCATTATAATTACCAAAAGTTAGTTGATTAGAAGCAGAACCTACACCCCAAAAACCATAAAAAGCCTTGGTTCCTGTCCATCCAGACAACCCATTATTTACTGCATCAAAAATCATTAATGTACAAGGTACACCGCTAACACAAATAACAGCACGTGTACAAGCTCCATCAGAACTCTGCATTACGTGTACAGCTAGTGTTATGTTAGTAGCTCCGTTAACCCACCCATTTGCGTTAGATGTTGCTAGTACAGTTACCTCATCAGTAGCTGTAGGTCTAGCAGAAGTACTACCGTTGGTTCCCCCGTTTGCTGTCCCAAATCCATTCACAGGAGAAACCACAACGTTCATAATTGAGTCGGTTGCTGAAGCTAGGTCGAAGCACACTTCAAATTTAGTGGCCACACCTGTTTGACGTAAAACAATCCATGAATGTGCACCTGAACCCCAAACTAAATTTGTATACGCACTCCATCTATCTGTACCGTCCATACTTGATGCTGAACTACTAGAACTTCCGGATACAGTCCAAGGTGTAGAACCGAATCCGATCATGGATGATTTTATTTGGTATAATACGTTTTGGTGTAGTATTAACGTACTCGTACCTGTTTGTAGGGAGTTTACGTTAAATTGCCAAGTTTTGGTTTTAGTTGGTGCGGGCATAATTAGTCCTTACTGCATGGCATTGGCGCCATCCCATGGAAGAATCATATCACTGACAAATACCCATTCATGTGATGGAGATGAATCAAATCCTGTACCTCTAGCCACTCCTGTAGACCCAAAATAAAGATCATACATTTCACCCCACATACCCCTCATTCCAGTAGATTCACTAATAACTGTAATAGGGAAGAATGGCCAATTACCTGACACATCGTTGGCTACAGTTCCTGCGGTTCTAACAGCTAATGTTTGTGTCAATACCATAGGTATAGATAGATAAGCACTTCCAACGGTTAACGTTGTTTTTGGTTGTAGTTTCATATTAGCTGCGGTAATCCAATCAGCTATTCTTGCTCCACTGGTAGTTGCTGATGCTGATGCTTTAAATCCAACTAACCACGGAGCATCCCAACCTGTTACTGCATTTTTTGGTCGATCTATGATCCAAACAGAAACAGGGTATAGGTTATTTGTAACTAAAATTCGTGTACATTGTCCGTCTGTACTCTGCATACAATGTACTTTATACGATTGCCCAGAACCTGGTGCGTCATTCCACGTGGTATTACTTAAAACTACATATTCATCTGTGGCTGTAGGTCTTGCGGTAGTGCTACCATCAGTACCACCGTTTGTGGTACCGAAACCATTTGCAGGAGAAATTACAATTGTTGCTGAGTTAGAACTTGCGTTGGCTAGGTCTATACATAATTCAAATTTAGTTGCCATTCCGGTTTGACGCATGACAATCCAGGAATGAGCACCAGAGGCCCACACTAGATTTGTATCAGCAGCCCAACGGTTACTTCCGTCCATACCAGAAGCAGAACTGTCTGAAGAGCCAGAACAGGTCCACGGTTGTGTGCCGAAGGCAGTTAAAGCAACAGGAATCTGACGCATGGCTGCCCTGTTGTCTGTAAGTAAAGTACCGGAACCGCCTTTAGCTATATTTATTGTGTGTTGCCAAGTTTTTGATTTTGTTGGTAAACCCATTGACTCTCCTTAATCTAAGTAGACAGGTGTAATTAGCATTTTCTCGCTACTTGGGGGTCCTACTAACCTAACATAATCAACAGATCGACAATCAGCGTCTGGTAAGTTGGCTAGGCACCATTCTTCAAATTTACTCTTGGCACCTTCTTCGGTCTCCGCTCTAACAAATGTTAGATGTCTTGAGTTGTCAAATACTTCGTATAAATTCGTGTTTCTACCCTTCTTCCTTATTTATTGTTGAGTATTTCTTCTGCAAGAGGCAGAACACTCTGCCCAAGTTTGAGTATATTCAAGGAAGAGTTTGTATCTCTGTCGTGTATTGTATTACAATTTGAACATACCCATTCTCTTATTCCAAGACCTGCGATACCTTTCGGCCTCGACTCAGGTAGAGTACCACAAGTCGAACAGGTTTGGGTTGTAAATTTTTCGTTGACAATTTTGAAATAAGCTTGATGCCTACTGGCTTTATACTCAAGCATAGTTCTAAACTTGTACCAACTTGAATTCATTACACTTTTAGCTAAGTGTGTCTTTGCAAGTTTGGTAGAGTTTACATTGCCTACGATTATTGTTTTGTTTTCTGCTGCTATTTTATGACTAGCTTTGTGTAAGAAATCCTTTCGTATATTTTTAATTTTAGCGTGTATTGCTTTTACTCTTTTTTTATTGTGTGCTCTTTGTGCTACAGCTAATTTCTCTTCGTATTTGTAGTAAGTCTTTGGATTCTCTATCTTTTCTCCGGTAGACAAGGTAGCGAGTGTCTTTAATCCTAGGTCTATACCTACTTCACCTGTACCTGTAGGTAAATTAGGTACATCTACATACAAACATACATACCACTTACCTTGTGAATCCTCTACAAAACTACCTCCAGTAACTTTGTTTGGAATAGGTCTACGTTTAATTCCAAATAACTTAAAGATATTACCTAGATAGGATATAGAGTCTGTACCTACTTGTCTAGACTGTTCTTGGAAAGGAATCCAACCTAGAGATTTCTTGGATCCAAAACTAACTCTAAATTTAGGACATTTCTTGTGTTGATTTCTACTCTGTACAAATTGTTTGCATATACATTTAGATGTCTGTGCGTGTATTCCTAATTCTTTCGAGGTACCTTTTGTTAGAGATCCTAAATCAAAAAAACTAAGCCAATGTGTATTAGATCCTTGCTTATACAACAATTGTGTTTTCTTTTGTGTAGCTACACAAAAATTCCACACCTGATTTACAGAAAAAGACATACGTGACAAGATATTAATCTTGTTTTTGTCCTTAATTCTATATTTATAAGTAAGAATCATAGTTATGACTAATATATTAAAACAGTATTAATAACGCAGTGTTTACTATACCTTAATTTTCAAAATTTAAACTTACTAGAGCATATAAATTCATGTTAATTTACCGTATTAATGATGCGTATTTCAGCAACACCCAACTCTATAGAATCTAAAGATGATGCTGGACTGTTGACCCATATGTGTACTTCATAGAATTTGGAGGAATTTTTTAAATTACCTGAACTACTTCCTATTGTTAGAGTAGAACTTTGTATGCTTAGTGTTGTAGAGCTGAAAGTTAAAGTAGCTACCGTTTCTGAATCTGACACGTTTATTAATCTTACATTTCCGGTTATTCCACTGTTACCCATTAAACCTGTAGCCCTAAACACAGCTGACATAGTCGTGCCTGCCACAGTAAAATCACTTGGATTAACTTCTATCACACCGACTATTAGGTGTGTATCTGAGTAATAACTTTTATTTATTCCGCATAAAATAGGATTAATTAATTTATTAGTCGACGCACCAATACCACCTGCTGTGGAAGCTATAGTTAGTGTTTGATCTGTACCTGGAGTACTAGGTGTTAACGTTATATTAGTACCAGCTGCTAGCTTTCCGTAAAGATATCCTAGAGTTGTGTCACTGGATGATACAGTTGCCAGACCATCAGAGGAAATTTTTATATTTTCGTTAAAACCTGCATTCTGTTTAGTTAACGTTACTCCATCACCCTCAACTAATTTATCCCAAAGAAATCCAGATGTTGTGTCATTTGTAGTAATTTTTACTTTATTAGTTCCTACAGTAACTGTAGACAATGCAGCGTCAGTTTGACGCATAAATAACGTTTGATCTGTATGCCATCCTTTAGTATTACCATCACCATCATATTGCGTTAATTCGTTATACGCCGGAATCCTTGCGGTAGTATAACTTAATGCAACGGCAATGATTTCCTCAGACGAAGAAATTCCGTTTACTAAACAATTAACTCTGTAAGATCCCGTAACATCAGGAGAAAATGTCGCGGTAGGTGTTGATGCTCCTGATAATGAAGCGGTAGAAGTAACTGGAGTATCTAAGAACGTCCAAATGTAGGTAGCGCCTACATTGGCTGTTTCGGCATCTGTAAGTGTTACTGTTTCTCCAATAATAAGATCTTTTCTGCCGTGTCCAGTGATAGTACCAGAACTAGAACCAGTACTTCTTATTATCGGTGTAGCCATGGAATTATCTCTAAATTAGATGTGTATGTGTGCTCTAAAGTTTAATCCGATATCCGAATATCCGGTAGGTGCCGCAAATGGATTTCCACCTTCTGTGTCTGTGGTAGCTTGTGTTCCAGAATCTGCTAAAAATGTCCCGTTCCTTTCTATGGCAAATCCGTCTCCGCTAGTCCAAGTTGCACCACTAACCACAGAGCAGACATTGGCGTATATTATACTGTGTGATGAACCCCATGTAGTAGGTACTCTAATTCCGTGTGCATATACCCTGTTAGTAGATGCATCTGCACCCCAGTAGCACACGTTACCTATAATTGATCCTACGACGTACTCTGGACCGCTAGAAGAGGGTACCTGTGATGCATCAATACAACAAGCGTCAGAGTTAGTATAACCTTTATAGATTACTGTATTTCCATTTATGTTAAACCACTTTTTATTTACAATAATGCCTGCATTGCTAGCAGCATTACCACTGATTAATATAGAATTTCCTGTAATAAAGTTACTTATACCTGCAACATTAATACCTTGGTGTGGTGCATCTATGAAATTACCTTTTACAGTTACTTGAGGAGTTAGGGCAATAGTCACACCTGTTACGGTTACAGCAACTGCGCTAGTATAACTTAATGATATGTTGTTATCATTAATTAGTGTTGACGATAACTCATCGGTAGCAAGAACGTTAACACCCGTTTTTCCTGTATTTATTAAATTTCCTAATATGGAACAGTTCGATATAGAACCTACTGTATTGATTATTGAAACTGCATTACAGTACGGGTTATTAGAATCAATACTGTTGTTTTTGATAGTAATCATATCCACTAATGACGCAGCTGTTAATAAACCTATACCGTGTACTACAACACCATACGGTGACGTGATACCCTTGATTTGGTTATTACTTATAGTTATGCTTGTGCTATTTGTATCTAAATTTAAGAGTAAACTACTGATCCCAGTAGCTGTTGCACTAGTGTTACCGATAGTATGTATTTGGTTGTTGTTTTCTGTGATATTTATTAGCTCTCCCGTCAAGAAAATACCACTACAAGTACTATTAGTAGTTCCTAAACCTGAAGTACCTAAATGATCTATTTGGTTGTTAGATACACTAAGTTCATTACATGTATCTGCATAGATACCATAACAAGTAGAATCTACGCCACTAGAGGTTGGATTGATGTTAGTGATTAAATTGTTCGATATAGAAACTCGCTCTACTTCTTGTAATTCAATTCCACATGCGTTAGTTGTACCCCATACAGTGTCTAATTGGTTGTTACTGATTATTGTATCAGTTACAGATGGAGCACTTATAAGAGAAATGCCTTTTGAGTTAGCAGCAGAAGTTTTTAATGAGTTAATATTGTTGCTACTAATCTCAGTCTTTGTGCATGTACTTTCAATTAAAATTCCAGTTAGATTAACACCGAGTGTTGTGGTGGCTCCTATAGAATTGTTTGTGATGTTTGTTTTGGATATATAACTGGATGAAGTTCCATAAATACTGTTTACACAGTCTGTTATCGTGTTGTTTGCTACAGTACAAGCAGTACTACCATCCAGAATAATACCTTGAGCAGTAGTACTGGATGCCCCAGCTTTACAGATTATGGTATTTCCTAACACATCACAGTTTGTTGGTTCGTTGTATAAATAAATACCAGTAGATGTGCCGCCTAAATACACGATATTATTTTGTATTCTACATGTATCGGCTTTAGGCATCAATAGGGCATTTACAAACGGAACACCACCACTAAACGGATAGATAAACGTACAGTCTTCAATAGAAATACTTTGGGCACCACCTGTAGCATCGGTACTGTTGATATACACTGCATGGTCTATAGCAGTACCAGTACTTGTAGAGCCAAAAATACAATTTCTAAGAGATACGTTAGAAGCTACTCCTGCTTTTACAATACAGTCTGATGCGCTTACACCTGTTGATTGTGTAAACTTTACGTTGTCAAATACACAGTCTATTAGTGCTGTAACGTTAATTGGTTGTGTAGTCGAACCAATTACAACCTGACTAAAAGTTGAACTAGTGTTAAGATTTCCGCCTATACCACCTAAATCACAGTTATATGCGTTTATTTTACCAGTTCCGATAAAACACGCTGTTAGCGTGCTATAAGATACAGGTGCCCACATTATATTTTCTATTGTTAAGGATGTGGTTCGCGTTAGAGTAGCGGAAGAATGTGCAGGATTTACAATTGTTCTATTGCGTGATTCACCAACGATATGAATTGGTACTGTTGCTGTTAAACCTGTAGTTAAACTGTAGGTACCGTCTTTTATGTAGAGCGTTCCTCCACCCCTTGTGTTTAGGTAAGCTACAGCGTTTGTAAACGCTGTATTAACAGATACTGCGTTGGTATTAAAATCACCGAATGTGTTAACACCATCACCTATAGAAACAGATACGCTTCTAGACGGGATAACACCACTGGATGGTGAATAGTATCTATTATTAGTTGTAAATGGACCAAGAGGTGGTGCAGTGTTGCCTAGTGTGGTGTTTTGTGACGCACCAAATTTTAGCTCTCTAATCTGACTTGATAGGTGGTCAATATAGTTTTTAAGTGATTTAAGTTCAGTATCTGTACGAGTGTCTCCTACATCATTAGGATCTAGTCCGAGTAAATAACCTGTATTTTCATCCCCTGAAAAGAAGTGTGTTCGTTGGTCTAGTGATCCAGTTCCCTGTGTAGTAAGAAATACTGAACCAGTAACAGAGCAGCGGCTACCAATTGGGTGTGTGTTGCCTGGTGAGGAACCTAGTGTTAGAATACCATTTTCCTGATCGTTAGTACTTATTGTGACTGTCTCTGCAAGTCCCGTGCCAGGAGAGAGAACTAATGAAAAAGAATCTACGGGTAATTCTCTGGAGTTGGTAACATAGATCTTAGAACTTGACGGTGTAACGGCTTGCAGTAGTACGGAACTTATAGAGTGTGTAGTTCCTGTTATTACACCACCAGCTACTATGACTTTAGCTACCGGTATTTTAAGTGAATTTGGGTTTGTGTCAAGTTCAAACCCAGATGTAGAGATAGGGCTAACAATCTGCCAATCCGGAGTTATCCTGGTAGAAACGTTGTCGTTAACTTCCCTACCTTTTGGTCTCGCGTCACCCGATGGATCAGAACCGTTGGAATATGTAGGATCCCAAAAACCTCTCGAATCAGAATCTGAAGCTGTTTGGGTATAAATAACTTCTACGTAATAAGTATTATTTGACGTAAAGGTTATATCCCGTTTTGCTGCAAAATCGTCTTCATTATTGATTATTTGACCGTCTCTGTCAAATGCTACACCGTTATAAACTGTGATCCATTTAGTCGCTGCGTCAGTTACTTGAACTCTAAAACCATCTAGTACTACAGGTTTATTATCAAGTATAGTGCGTTCAGCTAAATGTTTTTGTCCATCTACAGACAAACCTACAGTTTGTTGTGTTAAGTCCGTAATATCTATACGAAGATTAGGGGATAAATTTACTTGTTTAGGCATTTATAATCCAACTGGTTGATCGTTAATAAACACTTTGACTCCTGCCGCTCTAATTAACTTTATTAAGTTCGCAAAAATCTTTACAGGTTCTGGTGACATGTGAAATCCGTAACCCGTCCCGTCATCAGCAGGAAGACACAAACCTGGACTGTAAATAATAGATTCACCAATATCATGTAGCGTATCAAAGATTATATCATCCGTAAATGTAAAACTCGTAGTTCCTTTATCATTATACGGCACTGTAATTGGATCACCACTGTGATACTCAACATATTGTCCGTCAGAAAACGAACCAACTAATGGACTTTGTAGCGTTAGTTGTTTAAGAGTTGTGTCATTGTCTGTTACCAGTGCGTATTCTTGCTGAGGTATTCCTTGTCCAACGGTTATTTGGTAAGGATATCCGGTAGTTGGAAAAGCACTGGTACTGTCAAATTCTAAAATTGAAGAAGAAATTACTGTAGAAATCTTTTGACGAACATTAGGTCTACCTGACCCAAAATTCAGCCAAATTACACCCGATGAAGGAAAACTTGAGGCGGACACTACATCTACTGTATTTACTATTTTTTCAATTTTTGCGTTGACAGCATGTGATAACAATAATGGTTCCGTAGTTATAACGTCATGCACCAATTCTACAGGTTCACCTGAACTGTGTGTAATTGTAGGTGTAGTATACATAGTTAACGATCCAGGGGAACCTACAACAACTGAAAGTACTTTTAGTATTTCTTCGTTCGCATTGCCTCTATCAATTATTACGTTATAGCCACAAGGAGCACCACTGATTGGACTCCGTGGAAATAAAGATGTACTCGCACAATTCACTACACTACCTGCTACAGATGTTACAGTTGTAACTGTAGCTACTTTCGTAGCGGTAAAGGTAGCTCTAACAGGTTCGTCTATCTCAGAATTTCTACCAACTTTTACGTTATAAAATGGAGATGGTGTGGGCCACAAAGAAATATCGTCTACTTCTATGCACGTCTGTGTAGGTGTTGCAGCTACTTGAATAATAGCCGCAGGTGGAATTCGTGAAGCTAGGGTAGTACTAACCATAGATCTACCATACTGCGTAGTGTCATAGAGATATGGTCCAGACCACTCAGGTGAAGAATTTATACTACCACCAGAAGTTCTTAAATTTCCTTTTTCTAATGAAGTTCCTAAATATGAAACTGGTATAGAAGCAACAGGATCACCTGATGTAACATCAGCAGGTAATCCATTTGTTAGTTTAAAGTGTGTAGCATCAACTATATGTAAATATTGAACAGTGTGTACTCCGTCTATTAATAACGCACCAGTACCTTCCCTAAAACTAGAAGTTGATGTTACTTGTATTACCGTGTCTCCTGTTGTTCCGTTAGCTGTTAAGGTAGTGGAAACAGCAGCTGGTGATGTAGCGTGTAAGAATGATGCGTCAGTTAAACGATTAACGATACTCTCTGGTGTAAGATAAATTTTGACACGACGTGGTTCTGGTTGTGTAATACTCCAGTTTTTACCTCGTTGAATAATGTTCAGCGTAGAGACAACAGAACCTGGAGTTACTAGTTCGACTGATTCTCCCACGGAATGAATGTCAACTGTAGGCCAATTAAGGTTTAAAACTGAGTTGATAACATCGTTTGATATAAATTCAACTACTTCTTCAGTCACACCAGCAGAATTTAACCTAACAAATCCAGAGGTACCAAATACCCTCGTTTTGTTAGCATCTAACTGTATAAACATACTTTTTGCTGGACTATCCTCATTTACATAGGTCCTAATAAATCCCTTGGATTTTGAGCCAATGTGCTCTTTTGTAGTTACGTTTTGTAAAGTTAAAACACCAGTTCCTCTGTTGTTGTTAGTAACAACTAGTAATTCTTCGTTTTTCTCACCCTGATCTATAATTATTGCATAAGGGTATCCAGAATTTGGTAACTCTGTTGTATTGTAGAGTGTTAACGTTCCAGATCCAACCGACGCCGTTACCTTTAAATAATTAAATGCCGAAACTACAACCGTGTGTGCATTAGCTAGTTTCGAGTCTAAGTATATGTAATTATTAGATAAGTCTCTATACCCAAAATCTAAGGTTTCTTCTGACGTAAGACCAGGATCTATAGTTATAGTTCCTATCTGCAATAGATTTTCGCTGTTTGTAGTCTGGAGTATCTGGTCATCTGATAGAGAATTTAATGATAAGTGTGCAATTCTACTTTTTTGTGGACCTGCAACAACTTCTAATGCACGATAAAAAATGTTTTCAATTAGTTTTGGTTGTAACGCAATAGACTTAACAAAAGCTCTCCACTCATCATCAGCCCCACTAATAACAGGTCTATTTAACCCTAAATTTGCTGACGTAACATTTAAATAGATATCATCAGCTGTATCTAAAAACAGCTGATCCCTCATCTCACGAATAGCGCTTTGTTTCTTATCGTTGGCTCCCATGGTATCCTTAATTTACTGTAACTAATGAATTACCTAATGCGTCAACAGCTCTAGGAAGTTCGTTTTCAAGAACAACTAAGTTTGACGCTGGAAAGACTACAGAAACATCTTTTACACCTGTTACTTGCATACATCGTCTAATGATTTCTGCAACTATAACATCTTGCCCAATACCAAGGGAATTTATATATCCCTCAATAGATTCTTTAACGCTAGACACTAGATTAATTTCCTGATATCCAGACATTGCTGAAATAGCTATACGTACAGTAATGCGTCTAATAATGGGTGTTTCTACAACTACATGAACGCCTTTTGCAGCAATTCCAGGGTAATTCACTTGATCGTTAGGGTCTCCTGATAGTACTTTTTGTACTGTAGCGATAAGTCCTGTGTAGTATGTGTAGTTCGCTACAACCATAGAACCCACAGCCAAGCCCGTTGCAAATTCCACATCTCCAGTACCACGGTCTACTCTATAGTGAGTACCTTCTGTTTGGAGTTGTACCCCAGCTAGTGTTCTAACCCATATCTTCAATGAGCCTCTCACTACAGGAATACCTGTTAAGCGGAATCTACGTTCTCCTAATTCTGTGGATTCAGATAGTACGTCAACAAATACTACTTCGTCGCTGCTGTTGTGTGTGTTTGCTAGTGCGTCAACTAAAGTTATTTCATTTGGAGGTGCTGTACTATAATCTATAGCTGAATATTGTACAATCTCTGTTTGTGCATCATCGTCTGGTGAAACTAAAATATATCCTTCACTTGGAAATGTCGATACTCCCACTGCTTGTATCGCTAGGGATGTGTAGGAATCTAATGACGCAATTGGCAGAGTAACGGAGTCTGGTGCAAAACCTGTGCCATCATCTACGTACACAAGAACTTCATCCGGATCAAACAGCTCAATAATGCTAGCGGTTTGCACCTTTTGTTCTGTAACGGGATCTGTAACACCTAGAGCTGCTTCAGTTAATGCTACTGTATTTCCCTTAGATAAACTCTGAATATGTTGGTAACCCCTGTCTCTAAAATCAGCATCGGTCTCAAGGTCTCTTCCGCCTGATATAGGGTTGGGGTTAGAGACTAGAGCACCGTCAAAGGCAGGAGATGATGCAAATTTTGTAATTTTTTGTGAGCCAACGTTACCTATAGTACCAGGAGTTTCACACTTAACTCGTATAGGTGTGGAGTAGTAGTTACCTGCAATAATCGTGCCATTTGTTGTAGATACAAAGGTAATGGCTGGGTTTGTTCCCGTTGCTTGTACTTGGACTCTAATACCGGTCCCTAATTGTATGTCGGTTCCGGAAACTAAGGTTACTCTCACGTTCCCCATTTCGGAGATATCGTATTCCTGCGTTAACGCTAAACTTAGTGTCAATTCACCGGTGGCCGTGTCATTAGCTGTGATTGTAGTATCTAATACTTTTATTGTTCCTTCTCCTATTCGTATCGTCGCAGGAAATCCAGTAGTAGGGAATTTAGAGGAATCTTCAACAAGAATACTTGTTGCCCCTAAATTTGCTGTAAACGATAGAAGCGAGGATGGTTGATTATCATTTGCAACATACACTACTCCAGAAGACGGAGAAGCTTGTAGTGGCCTTAGATTGTACTCCTTTAACCTGTCATATAGGTCTTGACCAGATGCAGTAGAGATGTTGAAAGAATCCAGTAACTGTGCCATTTGGTAATACTGTTCATCATCTTCTAGAGCAGCCGCTTCTACCATGGTGCGTATAACAGATCCAATTTGGAAATCAGTTAAATTAGTCTGCATGCGGATAAAATTCCACATGTCATCTCTAATTTGTGTGAACGTTCGTGGAGTAAAAGCCATCTAATTATCTCCTAGTGTCGAAATTTACAGCTAATGATTGATTGACATCAGCTATAGTTAAGTTTGCTGTAACAGACAGGACATTTCCATTTAAATCAAATGCTAATTTATTAATCGCATTAATTCTTTCGTCTGAAAGAAGACTATTTCTTACATTGATTTGCCAACCTACAAGTGTTCTAATTTTCATTTTAGATCCAATTGGTGCTTGTACTCCGTATGTAGGGTGAAGTGGTAGACTTCCTTGTTCAGTAGAAAATCGTAGTTCAATGGCTTGTTTTATATTAGATAATCCTTCCGTAATATCTAAATCTCCACCATTACTAACCCCTAAATCCAACAAAACAGTTCCACTTAGTTCTGTGTAAGAAATTAGTTTTACATCTCTTCCTAATCTAGCTACTAGAGGATCTACTACCAATAAATCTGGTGCTATGGATGAATCTGCCGATGTTGATGCGGAGGGATATAGTATTGGGTCTAGTGGTCTTAGAACTGTTCGACCATCTCCTGTAGGATCTACATAAGGAGGAGATAATCTGTTTGCAATTACTAATTCTTTCCAACGCGAAGCATCACCTAGTAGTCTATAAGCTAAACTATAAATATTATCGTTGCCAGAGATAGTAGCTACGCGTTTTGCGTTGCTGACAACAGTGTTAAGTACGTTAGTTGGATCCTTACTTTTTCGAGGGAATTGATTACCTAGCGCAGGATCACTGTATGGGTACCGTCTTCTAGCAATTACGGACGTATCTTGATCTGTGTATAATTCGTCAATATTAAATATTTGCGTTAAGGATTTAGCGAATTCTTTGGCGGAATGGCTGACGGTACAAGTTGCTGTAAGAGTGTTTGCATTAATTGGACGTGGTGTAGTTCCGTAACCTCTTGCTGCATAATCCAAATCTTGCAATTCAGCAAAAAATTCGTATGAGGTTTTTGATAATAAAGAAACACTAGATCTTGGCATACCTAGTATTCGAGTGGCGCCTGTAATGACATTGGTAACTGCGTTTAATACATCTGTACCGTTTGTAAGAAATCTGTTAACCGTTACTTGAGCTTTTGTACTCAGTTTATCCATATTATTTTTCATATCAGTGATAGATTTGGATAAACGCTTTGATGACTCACTAAGACGTTCGTTAAATCGAGCTACACCAGTTAACTCTTTGTGAGAATCTTGATTATCCTTGTGTGCTTTATCGACAAATTCTAACCTTCTAATCGTTCGCAATTGAATTTCATAGTTAAACGTAATTGGAGATGATGCATCACGAGGTGTTCTAAAAGACAAAGGTTCTACTTGGTAGAACTCACCTTCTTTACCATTCTGCCATACCATTTTGTATTTATAAGCTAGATTAGGATCTCTCTTAATATCCATGTAGTTACGAAATAAATTTCGTAAATTCATAAAATCATCAAAGCCTGTGGTATCTCCTTCTTTGTATGATGCACCATTAGCAGTAGGACGTACTCCGGTGGTTCCACGAATAGTAATGGTTTTGTATAAACTTCCTTGGTGTTCTATAAATTGGCTACCATCTTGTGTTGGTTGTATGTTTACTGCAACAGGTTCATCCATATCAATGCTTTTTGGATTTACAGTAAAAATATACTCTAGTTTAGAGAAGGTTTCTGAATCAGATGGAGTACTGTCAAGACTGGTAGAACTCATAGGCATAATGGCTAATGCATAAAGATTATTCGCTCTTCCTGGTGTTGAGATAGACCAGTTTTTTCTTAGGTCATCTGACACACTCGTAGTTGTGGATTGCCCTTGTAACTGTGTAGGGATTAGTTCAAAACCTTTTTGAGAGTTTAGGTTATCTGTTGTCATGATTATACCAACTTACCTACTATGCTTGGTGGTGTAGCTGTAACTACAGTTTGTGTGTATGTGTCAAACAGTGTTGCATGTTGTTCCGCGGCTTCAACAGCAGTTATACCCGGAAGGGGTATTGTCATATTACTAATCCACGTAGTTTCTAATGCACTGCTTAGTACTGTAGTACCAGCACTACTGTCTGTAACAGTAGAGGAATCAGTAAACAGCATACCAATCCAAAATGTTCCTAATGCGGAACCAACTCCGTTTGCAACTGAAGCTATATCTGTAGCTTGAAATGCTAATGTCAATAATCCGGATAATGCTGTTTCCGCTAAGTCTATCGAAGTCTGTATAGGTGTACCTCCACCAGGAGGCGTTGGTGTTGCATCTTTTGCATAGTTTGTGTATACTTTTGCCCACTTTTGACCAGCTTCCACTACATCCTTTGGCCAGGTATAATTACCTTGGTCGTCTAGTGGTTTACCTTCAAACAACTCTAATAAAGCATCTTTTAGTGCAGTTTTATTCAGCATTATGCTTTATCTTTCTTTACAAATACAAACTGTGAAAGATGATTTTGTAATTCTAACTTCATACTTCCAAAAACATCAATATTTAATGGAACACTTGAAGTTCCTAACGGAGTAGATACAGTTATCAGCATTATATTGGTAATTAACTTATCTAAAAATGTATTCAGCAAATCACCCAGCACAGCGTGTTGATCTGCATCCATACCCAGCTTAATATCGCCTTGTGGGGTGGATACGTTAACATTACCACGTTGTGCGGTTAAATTTACCTCTTCTCCAGCACAAGCAGATACAGATGTTTGTGTAAGCTTTAATGACGTATTAGAAGTATTTCTAGATTGAGGTTGTTCATTTGGTCCCCAAAGGAACTCAGGTTCGTTTGGATCTCCTTTAACAAAAGGATTAAAGTTAACCTCAAACTCCCTTTCAGGTTTCATAGAAACCCGAATGTCCCCTCCTACGGCTTCAGGTTTACGTGTATTACCTGAAGTTTTTGGTCTATTGGCTTCTTGTGTATCAACTAGTATTGAACCCTTACTTGTTGTAACTACTCTAGTACCTTGAAATCGTTTAGCAAATCTACGACCTTCGGTAACTATTGCTGCATCGGTTTTATTCGCTGGGTGTGGCCACCACGTTACCATAAAAGGTGACGCTATGTTTCCTCCGATAAAGTCCACAACGCACCAATCACCATTGTATCTAGTAGGATTCGTCTCCTTTTCAGTTTCGGCATCATCAATTGTACCCGTAGTGCCTCTCGGTAACTCTTCTTCATAGTTATCAAAACCTGTAGATCCACTTGGGGTTATTGTGACATTATCAATAATCCACGGACTATCTGAACCGTCGTTAACAACTAATACACGTGCTTGTGCGTGTGACCCAAAGCCATCTCTAGCATTAGAACTTGATGTATTGTGTGGATCGTTGGATTTGAATACATTCAGCACTACACCCAACACAGGGTAGGTCACATTCATATGACCGTAATCACTAGCGTTGAAATTTAGGCCACTAGGTATTACAGTTCCGTCAATCGTTCTCATTATAAAGTCACCTTAGAATTAGGATCTGATGATAGTCCTACTTCTTGTTCAGCACGTGGGTAATTTTGTACCCAGTTATCGCAGTAACTTTGAGCGTTAGGACTAATCACTCTAGGATCAAACCCTTGTTTTGCTGCATCATTCCAAGTTTTACTTCCACTACGCCAACCTACATATGCTAAACGAAGATGTTGATCTAGGGGTAATGGGTTTGGTTTACCATTGAGTGATTTGTTGATGGTAGTGAGACGTTGTCGCATTATCTCTGTTCCTAGCATGATATTAGTGTTTGGGTCATATAGGTCTTCAACACTAACCCCATATTTTGCCATTCTCTGATACTCTGACAACGCATTAATCTGCATCAATCCATGACTTTGTTCATTGGACGAAATATTAGGTGGTGGGCTAATTTGTCCATTACTTTCAATTAAAATAGTATTTATCACCCAGACTAAATCTAGTTTTCTCGCTAAAGCCCACTTTCGTGCTATCTCTAGTACTTCTTTAGTAATGTGTCCCCCTTTACCTTTACTCTTGGTTGGCTTTTGCTTGGCTACAAGTTTAGGCGGTTGTGGTGCATCTGGAATATCAGCTTTTACACCATCTGGAATAGTTGACTTTCCGTTATAAGCTAACTCGTAACCTACGTTAGAATTATTACTTACCAAACGCATCATTTCATCAGTTTCAATAGATGCTGTATTACTAGGACCGTTTGTACCCACATAGGCCATAGTATCATATACTCTAAACGCTTGTGCAAGTCGTCCAGTACTAGTTCTATTTCCACTTTTATTTCTAATTAATGTTTTACCTTGTGTAAAGAACATAGGGTATACATAGGACAAATACGGATCATTTCGTTGTCCGCGAGACACTTCTACCGTAGTCTGTAGTATACCTGCGTTAGATCCTGCTGTATACTGCCACGTATGATTTACTGAATCAACATAGTAACTTTCATGTCTACTTTCCCAATCCAATCTATACCCTACACGTATCTCAGGCATACCACGTAAAGTAATGGTTCCATTTAAGTATTCCACATTATGCTGATACCAATGGTCTAGTAGCAGTGTCCACCGAGCTAAATTTTTACGAGGAAATGCGAAATCAGCATCTCCAGGATACACTGCAAACTCAGTTGGTATTTCCTTAGTTCTCAAACCATGACGTGCTATAGAAATCTGATTAACGATGGGAGAAAAACTAGATAACATTTCTCTCCAATACGTCTCTTGAACTCCTGGAATACGTGCAAATATTTGGTGCAAGTTAAATACATGCTCATCACTACGTCCAAGCTTAACGTTGGAGACGTCACCGTTATCAATTTTAACAATATCAATATGTTTGATAGGTTTTTGTGACTTATCAAACCTATTTTTCATAGGGTGTAGTGGCTGTTTATACTCGTAAGTTTTTCGTCCTGATTGGTTACTTGGTGTAGCAAAAACTGGGCCAAGTAATATTAAACTAGAAGTATTAGACTCTATTGGATTCGAGTTTGCACTAGAAACTAAACCACCCAAATCTATTGACTCTACAACAGAGTAGGGATATTCTCTAAAAATTACAGAAGGTTGGTACTGGACTGCTGGAACGGTAATGCCAAACTCGCCCATACCGTTGGTGTTTATACCTAATTCGTCTGGTTCCGTAGAATAGGAATCACAATCAGCTAAACCACCACCAGGACCAATAGGTCTTAAATCGAAGATTAATTCATTGATAGTCTCGTGTGCGTGGCCATACAGATACTGGGCTAGCGTAGGATTAGCCATGGTCCACATAGCTTCGTTGGTTCTGTAACCATCAATAGCTAGGTGTTCTATAAAATCTAGATTTAAAAGGTCAAATAAACCTGTAGGTGATGTAGGATCTGCTGATCTCTTAATTAGAGTTCTTAGTGCGTACAAGTCAGCGTTACCAGATAAATCTAACGCAGCTGCGTATTGCTCTTGATTTACTACTGATTGAGAATCTTCAGCTTTCTCTTTTTGTTCAGTAAGTTTGTTTACGTACTTAAATAATGCGTCAATTTCCTGATCAATTATAGTGGGATCCATTCCTAATGACGCAATAAGTTTTCTTACGTTATCAGGTAACTGATCTTTAGCTTGCTGAATTTTATCTTGACGTTTTGTTAATAAAAATGCGCGTCTAGATGCTGCGTAACTCGTTGGTAAATTCCACTGTTGTGCAAAACCTAGGATAATTTGTAGACAATTTCGTAGAAAATCTGCTGGAGAACCTGAAATCTGCATACCCGCTTGTCGTAACGCAGTACCAAAACCAGACGACTGTCCAATAATAGCGGTTCCTTTGTAGAGATTAATTAAATCATCTAGTTTGGAACGCATCATATCATTAAAATACAAGCTAGTTTTTTCAATAGCTTTTTGGAAGTCAGAACCTATAACAATGTAGCGTGTAATCATACCTCCGTTGCTATCCACAGATTCACTACGCTCGATTCTATCAATATATCCGAACATTGTTCGAACGAACCCACGCTTCCCATCACCTGGATCGAAATAAATGTTAACTACATCATCCGGAGACAACAATCCCATGTAGTTCTGTGTTGGGATTAAGTGTACTTGAAACTTACCACTACTTTTTATAGACTTACTTGTAGTAACTTGTACTACATCTTTTGTTAAATCCACCATACCGTAGACGTGTGAGTCTACGCGAACAATAACACGTGTATGTTGGTATTCAGTTTTAGGCGCGGTTAAAGGCATATGTATTATTGACGTCCTGGTTGATTTTTAGTCCAAGGATTCTTGTTTCGATAAGGAACAGACCCCATATTAACACCTGCATTTAATCCAACACCTACTGCATGATACACTAGGTTAGGATCCATGTTTGATGATTCTGGTACACTAGTCATATTACCACTAAAGGAACCAACAGCTGATGTTAAATCTTCCAGAGTTTTTTGTAGTTTAGTCAAATCTGATTCAACACTTTGAAATCGTTTAGCTTTTGTTGTAGCCTGAGTAACTTCTTCCGGAGTAAACTCTGTTCTAGGTCCTTGTAGAGGCCCTAGATAACTACGTGCAGAACGAGCTACATCATTATCTCGTTGTATAGCAGCTAGTTGTTCTGGATTTAAATTACCAGGATTATCTGTTACTAGCTTTCTTCTCTTGCTTTCTAGTCTATCAAGAGCTTCAGTGTCTCCAATTCTTAAAGCTACAGCTTCTTGCTTCTTGTAGTGTTCTAATCGTCGTTGAACTAACTCTTCGTTAGGACCACCCCTAGCCCCAACAAACTTAAGAATGCCGTCAAGAATATCTTCTTGTACGTCAGTCATATATTCAAACATAGGAGCAGCATCTTCACCTAACATGAAACTGCGGTCAAACTTTTGTGCCATTTTTTCTAGGTGTGTACCGGAATCCACCATAGCTTGTCTAGCTTTTTGTTCTAATGTTCCTTGATTATCCTCAATTACTTTTAATAGTTGCTTTTCAGTTTCTTCTGAAGCATCCCCACTTTCATAGATTTTCTGCAACAAGTCACCCTGTTGCATAGTAAACCCACCCTGCTGTCGTAGCATCAAAGACCGTACACCTTTTTGCTCAAAACCCGCACCTGGAGCTATTGTGTATAGGTTTTTCATTACTTGACGGAATTTATCTATTGCGTCTGTGCCTTTTTTACCTCCAAATAAACCCTCACCCATTTCGTATTCAGATTTCATGTAACTCTTTGTAGAACCTGGTAAACCATACCCAGTAGCTAGCATACGCATCAAAGACTTACCCTCTTCACCACCGCCAGGATTTCGAACCATCTCGTCAAATGTATCTAATAAGTTAGTTGCTCGTTCGCCTTTAGCTCCTGTAAATCCAGCTTTGTTAAACAGTGCAGCAAGATTACCAATACCCTCCAAATTGACGTCACCAGCCATATATTTGACTTGTTTTTGAGCTAGCTGGTCAACACCTTTCATAAATTCTGGTGCTAGAGCTTTAGGTAACGTAGATGCGATTGCTGCTGCGTGTAATTTAGCTATAGCTTTTTCGCCAGTATCGGTTTCTCCTTGTTGCTGACCAAACTGATAGCCACTTAGACGTAATGTCTTCATAAGTTCGGCTACATCGCTCTCATTCATGCCGGTAGCACGTGTACCTGTCATCAATGCGCGGGTAGCGTTAGTACCTGTAACTCTAGCTGCGATATCTTGTAAATCAGCGCGATCTTGGATGTTGTAGCCAAGATTAGCACCTTCACCTGTTTCCACAGCTCTATTACGTAAATTCCCTAACCCTAAACCAATTGATTTTCCAAATGATTTTTGCGTAGCTAAAAAGGTTTCATATCCTCTAGACAAACCACCCATGGCCATACCAGCGCCTGCACCAGCCAACAGTCCTAGTATGGGACCACCAATTTTACCAATTGCACCAAGACCACTAAATAAACCTCCTCCACCACCTCCACCTCCTCCAGTAGCCCCTCCACCACCCCCTCTACCACCAGACAAAGCTTTTGAAATTCTCTGTATTAGAGGTACTTGCCGTGTTTGTTCCTTAGTGATTACTTTTGCAGCATCTGATTGTTTTTTTAGTTCTTTAGATATATGAGTTTGTGCTTTTTGAGCTTTAAGTATATCCGGTAGATTTTCTGAGTAGCCATTACCTAGAATGTCATTCTGCGTCTTAAGTTCTTTTGCTTGTCGTACACGTCGTTTATGTTGTCTATCTTCAATAGTAACAGTTCTACCCGCAGCTTTTTCTAACTCATTAATAGCACGACGTATTTCAGAAATATCTGCATTAACTTTAAGCTTGAATTGCGACTCCATGTTATGTACCTAATATATCTATCCATTCATCAGATTTTTTGGATGATGCAGAAGTTCCTAACGTACTTAGGATTTTTTGTTTTTCTTTACCTAGCTTTTTTTCGATATTATTCTTTTCTTTTTCAGCAGGAGACATACCTTCTGTTAAGTCTGGAGTAAGACCAGCTGACAGCTCGGCTTCCCATTTATCAATCAAAGGATCTCCTGTGTCAGAAAACACATAATCTCCGTTATTAGCCAGTACTTTTCGTGCTTCTATTGGATTTTCTATGTAGTAATCTTCGTAAAACTCAACAAGTAAGTCTGAGATTGTAGAATTTTGTGCAGCAGCGTCAGTCCAAGGAAGCTTGTACTTCTTTACCCACCACAGCCTTAAGGACGTTTCCAGCGTCTGTTCCCTGAGATTTTTCGCTGCTGTTTTGCGCGCCCACGCCACCAGATCCGTTAGTTCCTCCTCCTCCACTTTTAAGACGAAGCTCGTGGTTTACCACTCGCTCGTATACCTCCCGCACTAACTGCATGTCATTCAGATTATTGAAATCAAACCACATTGGTTTCTGAATTAAAACAAGCTCCAAATGAGCTAACATTGTGTTGGTAAATTCAGTGTCTGCGGTAATACCTTGTCCTGTAGGTTCACCAGCATCGTCTCTAACACAATGCATGCCACCACACCGCTGAGAAACATTTACGCCTAATTTAGCCTTATCGTTTACTGTTAAACGTTTTGCAGTAAATTGACCTTCTAACATCTGACCAGTATCTTGATCTTTATACTGAAAGTTAAATGTTATTAAGTTGTGCGGTGCGATTGGAACTTGACTTTTAATGTTCATTTCTTAGTCCTCACTTGTTTGTTGTTTTACTTACCCGTTAACAGGTGCGTCAGATTCATCCATCATTTTGATTGTTACGAAGTTGACATTCTCTGACACGATGCCACGTGCTGTAATGTCAAAACTGTGTTCTTGTGCTTTGCAGTTTAGGAAGTTTGCCATGGTCTCACCGGTCATACGATCTTGTACAGAGCAGGTTAAATCACCTGATGTTAAGATCGTATCCATGTTGTTACGCGGGAAAATGGATTGTTTCTTTAAGGAATTCCCTATGATGCGAAAGATTTGTGCAGCAAGAGTAGCCCGATACGCAACTGGAACGAATTCTTTTACTTGAAGTAAATCGAGTACTTCAACAGGTTCGTAGTCAATTGATTCGGAACCATTTACACCAGATGCATACCCAATTTCGTTTTGGTTGATTTTAAAAATTGCTCGTGCGCCAGAAAAAACAGGTGTGGAAGCCATACTACAATCTCCTTGTATTTATGCGTTAATGGAGTGTTCTCAACACAACGCCTTGAGTTGGCTTATAGTATTAAAACGGTATAGAACACCTTCTATACTGTTATGAGTCATTCTACTTAGAATAGACTACTAATAATTTAACGTAGTATTGCGTATAAGTCAATACTTCCTAGACCACCAATTAGTAAAAGGTTGGTCATATTGATAAATAACTGTAGATTTAGTCTCAACGTTTAATTTAGTGTTTGGTATAGTAATTGCACTTAAAAATTTTTTTAGTTCCACATAAACCATTGACGCAGACTTAAAATCCTCAACGTTCCCACCATGATCGGGATGCAATTCTTGTGCCAACTTTTTCCAATTCTTATTTATACGCTCTTTTAATTCACATAAATAAAGTGTAGCTAATTCAAATGATATAGCTGTTAGGATACAATCTATATCATCATTGGAAAATCCTAGTTTACTACACCAAACTTCTTGTTCTTTGTTTTTAAGTTTAAACATGTTTATAAAAAGCTAAAGCCGCTTTGTGTTAGAAAGCGGCTTTGTTACTCCTTCTACGTGTGGTAGATGAGCTATACTATTATTATGATGCAGTTACTGAATTGAGGCTGAGAATCATCCAACCAGAAGCGGTCCATTGAAGAACTGCACAATCATTAGCAGCATCAAATGCTAGTGAAGTGTAACCAAGAGCTGTAGCTGGTGTAACAGTACCTGCTGGTGTATTAATTGCCGCAGTACAGGAAATTACCTTAACTTGTCCTACTGTAGAACCGTTTGCGAGCGAGTATGCTTTTGTACCGTCTATGGTGATAAGAGTAGTTTTCTTAACAACAGAACAAACACCTGAAGCTACTGTTTCGATACCTGTGTCGTATGTTACCTGTGTGTTGAAAGCGGAGACTACAGCAGCATTAGCTGTGGTAGTCGTGTTGTCCATCATAATTCTAACCCAAGCAGTACCATTCCACTCTAGAGTAGCTGCATCACCTACAGTGTTAAATACGATAGTTGAAAAACCGAGTGCGTTGGCGGGTGTAAGCGTACCAACAGGGGTACTTGCGGCTACTGTACAAACGAGAATTTTCTTCTGTCCTACTGCGGTTCCGTCAGCTAGTGTGTAAGCTTGTGTTCCGGTTACAGATAACTGTGTAGTTTGTTTGGTGATAGAGCAAGCGCCAGAAGTAGTGGTTTCGATAGCAACATCATAAGCAGCTTGGGTATTGAAAGCGGCAACTACAGCAGCATTAGCTGTGGTAGTTGTGTTGTCCATTACTTTACGTTCCCATGCTGTACCGTTCCAAACAAAAGTTACAGCGTCACCAACTGTATTAAACACTACAGTAGAAAAACCTAGTGCGTGAGCTGGAGTTAGCGTACCTACAGGAGTACTTGCTGCTACAGAACAAACAAATACTTTTTCCTGACCTACAGAGGTACCGTCTGCTAGCGTATACCCTTTTGTCCCAGTTACAGATAACTGGGTAATTCGTTTGGTGATAGAGCATGCGCCAGTAGTTACAGTCTCTAATCCTGCGTCATATATAGCTTTTGCTTCAAAAGCAGCGTTGTTAGCTAAGGCGTTAGGCATATCATCTAAAACGTCTGCTTCTTCTGGACTTAACAATGCTTTTAATGGATCAAACATATGAATTCTCCTTTAATTTTCTTGTGTTAACTTACGCTGTTAGGTGAGGAATTTGGAGTGAAATATCGTTTAAAGTAAAACAAATACCGGGCGTTGGGAAAATTTCTACACGAATAGTTGCAACGTTTCCATCAATGAAAATTCTCAAACTCCTATACCCAGGTAAAGTTACTGATAGCGTTTCAGGATCAAGAGATTGTGTAATAATCCCTTGGTTAAGATAACTATCCATTTTAGCTACTACGAAATCACGAATGCTAGCTGCTGTTGCCGGTTTAGCTTTTAGACCTGTAAATTGGTCTTCAATGCTTTGGCGTAAATCATATGCTATGTAACGAATTTCTTCACGAATATTACCGTCCATAAAACAAATGTTATCATCTTTGATGTAAGTAGTAAGGTCTCTTACCCACCGAATACCAGCAGGAGCAGATTCAGCAAACATGACGCCACCAGCAATAAGCTTATTGATTGAAGTTCGGTCCGTTGGTGCCCAGCTGGTATCTTGTGTGAACTGACTAGTTTTAATAAACTTGAAGGTAAGAGGATCACCCACTTCGTTAGTTCCTGCACGCATACTTGCAGCTGCTACAGCTGATGCCCACTCAGGCATAAGCTTGAGTGTATTTTCGGCGCCAGCAAACATCATTTTCTGTGGGAATAGCTGAACATCTGTGTCATTTAATGCTTTAGCTTGGACTAGTACTTGTGTAAGAGTACCTTGCATACCTACATATCCGCCCATCTCGTTCTTACCCATACCGCGACCAAGTTGGACGTGTGACGAAAGTTGTGCTGCTATAGTAGCAAAATCTACCTTAGACGTAACCATACCATCACCTGTCATATCTGCACTGACAAGAGGTACACAGTGATTACCGCGTTCTTGAATTAGTGCATCAAATCCGTTTTGGAAGTTAGTGTTTATACTAATACCACGCGTACCGCCTAATAGAAACACAGGAACATCTCTTACTAGTGTTGAGTCTCCGCCAGTAACATTAGGTAATTGACTACCTTCAGTAGCGGCTGTAGTAGCTTTTGTAGCAGTAGCTAGCGTAGAAAAATTATTAATCCAATCAACAACAACTTGTAAATCCCGTCTGAATGTTCCATGTGTACTAGGAGAATATTCTGCATCAAATCGGCAATTTACAGCAGTATTTCTAGTTCCAAAATCAAACGATGACATTAGTGTTGTATCTGGATTAACCCCATTTGGTGTGGTAGCAATCCAGTTTGTATTTGCATTGATGTATGTAACTAACTCCCTGAGTGTGGTTACTTGTATTGTAGCGAACGTTAAATCTAAGTTATCAGTAGTAGATGCAGGAGTACTGGTAACTGAAGAAGTAATTTTTGTTGCTAAGCCATTAGCACCAACAATTGTAGCTGTTGCAGCCGAAACATTTATAATTTCTGCCGAAGTAGCAGAGGCTTGCTGTTGTGTTGTGAGTGTGTGACCTGTAGCCAAGACTACAGCAGTAGGATCAGCGGTATCGTGTGACGCAATTAGTCTTTGTATACCGTTGTTAAATCTAATTATTTTTGCATCCCAAGCGTTAGCAGAAGGAGCACTAGCTGGATTTACAACAAGATGAAGACCGTCTGTCCACGAAACTACAGGACCAGAAGCAAGAACTGGACCACCATCATAACGTAAGTTTAAAAATGAATCTCCACCAAGAACACCGGACTGTTCTACGGTGTCTTCAAACGCAAGAGTTACAACAGAACCACTACCACTACTCTCAAATTCTACTGAGATTTGGTTTGTGTGGGATCCGTAATCTTTGCTAGTTAGTGAAAGCTGATTATTAAGAATTTTTACTGCGGTAGGAGAAACTGGCGCTGATGGAAATCCTGGATCGACTGTTACTGTGGTAGCAGTGTTGCTTAGAATGCGTCGTTTTACATCACTAATTAAAAGCCACCTACCTGCGTGTTGATTTATGGTTAACCCGCCCGTAGTTAGCTGAATAACTGTAGTTGTAGACGAGGGCGAAGCCGCCGTCGTGTCGGATACTAATGTATCAGAATCTACTCCAGAAAGTTTAATACCTGACCGTGTAGAGTTATTAGTTTTGTAAGCTAACACTCTAGATGCGCCACCAGGTACACGTGTATCTCCGCTAGCTGAAAATGCTACTTTAATAGCGTCAGCTAATGGACCAGATCTAAAAAGCGATTTAGCAAGAGATGGATCATCAATTTGCTGTACAACACCAGGTTCACCACCCTCTGCTTCACCGATAAGTTGTATAATACCTGTAGGTGATGCGTTAATAGGAAGTGTACCGTCTGTGTTGATTCTAGTAAGGCCCCCTGGTTTGTACTGGGTCTGGCCACCAAAAGTTACTGAACGTGCCATTTGTTTTATTCTCCTTAGTGTTTTTTATAGGCGGTCAGTGTCAGTATGCCTTGAAAAGATTATCCCAGTCAGCTTTTGTTCGCTTTCCGAGAAAAGTGTTACGTAGATACGTAAGCATACCAGCTTTATGATGAATTGGTTTACCTGTAGTAGCAAACCAGCGATCGAACGACATTAAAGATGTCTTCTTTGTATTATCTTCTGTTTTACTGTTTTCTAATTCTAATTGATCCGACATTATTGTACCTGTGTATTTGACACTACCGTTAATATTCCATTTTGACAACTAGATTCTAACACAAGATTAAAGCTTGTGGCGTACTCTGGTTGAATATAAATACTGAATGGATATTGGAAACTTACTTCTATAGCACGCATATATGCAAAATCTGGATAGTATTCTTTTCTTGGTGTAAAATCAGAAGCACTGAGCCTCATGTTAATTATACCTTGACTCTCCAGAAATATCCTAGACATTGTTAGAATACTTTTAACAATTGTGGATAGGTACACTGTAATTTCTGGATTTTTATCAACTACTTGTAGTTGATACGTTGTGTTATAGTAACTTCCTTTACTTTCAACAAACTGAGATGTTTGATTCGGGTATAAAGACCTAGGCTCTCCTACAATTTCTTTTTCTTCACTTCTTATAACAAAAATAGAAGTGCTATCCGGAACAACATTCCAGTTAGGAGTAACCATTAACGTATCGCGACTATTTGTAGTGATTTTACGTTGTTGGCCTACACCCTTACCACCTACAATGTGTACTGTGTAGTTTTTTATCCTATATTGGTCTATATTCCACGTAACTGATGGCAGTGAGATGGTGTTTAGTGTACCGTGATCCGCTTGAGCTGGACCGTAAACACATAAACCTTCTCCAGACATAGAAGAAACACTTGCTGCACCGTGTATAATACCCCCACCTAAAACTTCCTCTGAAAAGTCATCGAACCCCATTCCGTCAGGAACCTCTCCGGTCGCCATGTGATCTCCCAGAAATGCCTGTGACTCACTTTCAGATTTTAAAAGTATAATAATTGCAGGTACTTTGGTAGCTTCACGCGGATAGTTAATGTCTATCCAAATCATATTTTGTTCAAAATACTCTCGCATTTGCGTAGCAGAATCTCTGTCCAAATTCCTAAACAATTGCTCTAAGTACTTAGGATTATTCCTAAAAGTTTCAATTCCTTTTACGACTACCGTACGAAGTATTAATTCTGGGTTAATAGACACAGTTACACCTCACTGTCAAAAGCTGATTTAAAGGCTGCATCAATGAGATTGTCAGAATTGTTTTTAATGTTTTCAATAGGATTTGCTGATTGTGTTCGGTCTACAGAGTTTATCGTGTGTATTGCTGGTTTCCAGCCATCAATACTCATTGTAACCCCATCCGATTCTATTGTAACGTGAAGATTTTCCATATACGTGTTAGTATCGGATTCTGAACTTTGATCTTTAGAATCTATATAATACTGCGTTAAATTTTGTTGTAAATTTTTAAATGCAGTCGTTTGTGCTCTTTCAAGTACTTCGCTAGGAGATTTACCGGGTACTGGTACTAATTTTAGTTTAAAAGCCATATTAGCACGGAACCCTACCAGATAGCGGTTGTCTGTCATCTTCAGTTACAAACGGACTTTCATTTATGTTAGCTATGTGTCGTTTTCGTAACATTAATAACTGACCTAAATCTGTTTCTCCTCTATCAGTTCTTTCTTGTGGAGGAGCCCATACAATCCACTCTAGGAATGCTGTATATTTTAGTACGTATTTAGTACCAACGGCTGGTTTATTTCCAACCCAATTGATTAATTTTCCTGGTCCTAATGTAAAATCTGACCCATCATGGTATTTAACTCTATTTTCATCTTCACACCACAAACCGTGTTGTGGTTCATACCAAACGCGGTCTTCATTAGGATTTATGAACTTAGCAAATCGTGCGTTGGTGGATAAATGAGCAGCTCCACGAACTATCGTTTGACCGTCATCTAACGGAGTATCCCAGAGTTGTGTTATTCTATCGTTTGCTGAAACGCGTCTAGGAGTGTTGGAACCAAAAGCTCCAGGTAATAGAGAAAATTGTATGTCACCAACTTGAACAATACCCACGTCAACAGGATTGGCTTGTTGGCGCATTGAGGTAGCCAATCCCAGAACTATTACGGGATCTCTATACAACCAGCCATCACCACCACAATTAGGACAATCTGGTAATCTTCGTTGGAATTTTCCACCCTGTAACATGTTTGCTGCTGGGTCAGACGTCCTACATTTTGGACACGCTAGTGCCATTTCATGAACCATGCGTGTGCCTCGATCTCCAAAAAGACCTTCTTGTAATCCAGGAAAAAAATCTAGTCCAAGGCGCTCCATAAAGTTTACACCACAATCATATTTGGACCACGGAATGCACCGCGTAGTAGAACTATGTTCTTATCAATCCAATCCTTATACTCTGTAACAGCCATACCGTAGGTACCAGCTTGTGCTGACTGAATATATGAAACAGACTCTGAAATTCCATCTCTATGTATCGAAGAACTAGTAATTCCTGGTCTATAAGCCATACCAGCTAGTGTTAGTATCTGTATTGCTGCTTTTTTAGCTACAAGTTCTAATAGAACCGGTGGTACTTCCCTGTGACCTACAAGTGCTGTAAAATTCCAAAAATTAGGTAATGGTACTTGACCTTGTAAACTTTGCATCAACATTAAACCAATAAAGTTAAATACGGTTTCTTGATTGAAAGGAACTAACTCTACGAATCCTGATTTTTCGTGCGCTTCCACCCATTCTAATGCAACGTCTAAAATTCTGGTATTTGATAACTTTCCGTATAATTCATCAAATCTAATTATTGGAATATATGGAAATTTGAAATTAATCCAGTGTCCGGCTGAGGGAATATAGTATGCCAAAGAATCAACTACTACGTCCCATGTTGCGTTAATTAATTGGGGAATATCGCTGTCTATAGGATAAGCCAGCACATCAGGATCTACTTCAGTTGTAATCACTGTAGGTTCTATGAATACAGATAGCGCGCTATCTTCTAGCCACGAAATCGACTCATCTATAGCCCGTCGCATAGTCTCAGTATCAAGAGGCTTTTTAGCTATCAATAAGTCTTCTGCACGACTCTGTGCTGGCATTAGAGACAAAGCCGGAACACGTACTTGAATACAATTATTTGTGTTTCCTTGACGTAGTGTATAAGTTTTTTTACCTTCTGTTAAAACAACAGCAGGACCACCACACCAAGTGAGAAAGCGAGTAATATTCGCGACATCAAATTTCCCTAATAAACCCAAGGTTGTAGTAGCTGTACCTGCTGGGTCTATAAGCAGTGATATTAATCCTCCAGTAATTCTTACTTTATTGGATTCAGCTACTGAGGTAACACCATAACTAGATAAACTGGACGAAATAACTGCGGCTACTTCTAACGCTGTAGCAGCAGAAATACTAACAAATTGACTAGTTAAAAATGTAACAGTTAACGGATCTCCGTTATCTAATCTTAAAATTAGTGTCTGTCCATTGGACAAAGCAAATGTCTGTGATGTTACACCTAATACTGTAGGGACGTGATCTCCTGCAAAGTTATAGGATAAAGGATACCAACCTGTAGGGTGCCCTTGTGAAACACTAGACACGACAGTACCAGAAACAGCACTTGGTTGTTCTTGTACAGTTAAAACATCAGCAGCTAACCCGTGAGCCCCAAACATGAAATCTGTTTTTAATCTTTCTACGGAAACTAATGAAACTCTAAAATCTTCACTATCCGCAGTCAAATTAGGATTAGAAACTGATGTAGCACGCAGAAAGTAATTACCTCTACGTACTTTTGAAACTGCTTCTTCATCTACTATATCAGGTAAATAGAACTCTAATTGATAAGCTTGGGCTAAAGATGCAGGAATTGTGAAGGTTTTTGTTGCAACTAACTCATCTCTGTTTCGTCTGGCTTTTATTAATGTAACACTTATTTGTTCGTTGGTAAGGTTAGTTCCCGTAGGTGTAATCGTAGAGATTACAGTATTACGCTCTGATTCAAAACGACTGTATTCTTCTTGGTCTACAGTAATCGAAAGCGTAAGTGGGGCGCTCATTTAAATAACACCGGTAAACAAGTTAGCTGAAGACTGGTTTGGAACCACCAATCTACGTCTAAATTCCACAGACGGAATAAAGATTTCTACATCAGCTAATCTAACTAAAGACAAGAAAAACTGACCATTAGCGTCAGTCATGGTGGCAATTGGTATTTGTAATAGTGCTGCCTGTGATCCTTCTATAGAAGGTAATCCTATTACTTGAGCGGAAACAGAGATGTTGGCTTGTGGTACTCCGGTTGCATCTACTACATGACCCCAAAGTACACACGTTTCAAAGGTTACACTCGTTCCAGGTATAATTCCACCACTAGCAGCTACTGTAGCAGTAGTGATTATCGTATCAATATCAGCTCCATCTACCATCACAGAAATCGGACCAACTACACTTAAATCACTTGTAGTTAAGTCTATCTCATACGCACCGCTTCCAATTTCTCTGAAATTTCCAGCAGTTAGAGTTTTTGTAGCAAAAACTCCACTGTATTTTCTAATGCTACACCCTACATCACTATAAACTAGTCCTGTAACAGCTGTGTTGTTGTACGACAGTAATACAACTAGGGACCCGGCTGTGTTTTGAGTAAACACCTGTGCCATGGTTAACCCTCAAAGAATAAAGCGGAGTATGTAGTTCCAGAGTCTGATTTCAACCAAATATAATGGAATTTTATATCTTCTGCAAACTCTTTTGCTGTACCAACAGGAAACCAATTTGTTCCATTGTTGAAGGAGATGTCAAGGGAGTTGGAACCTGTATTAAGGAGTTTAACTCGAAACCCAATACCACGTTTAATATCGATCTTTACAGGTGTTGCAGTAAGAGTACCTTCGTAGTGCGTAGCACGTAATGACGCCGGAATTGCAGGCATATCGCCTCCTATATAACGAACAATAGCGTAGAACTTAACGTTCTACGCTTATAAATTATTGCTGTGGATCGGGAAGTTCGATGGATGTTACAATTTGCTCTAAAGTCTGTAGTGCGGTAATAAGATTACCAACTGTAGCTGTACTAGAATCTAGTGCAGCAACAACGGCAACCATCTCATTCCACTGTTTACGAACTTCTTGAGAAACACGAGACGAGGTATCATCAATTATTTTCTTAGAAAGTGGGGTAATTGCGGCCATTTATTATTCTCCTGTGTTTTTTGTAGACGTAGCTAGCTCTGCGCGTATATCCTCTACAAGGTTAGTATTTTTTGTAGTATTAAGCAATGCTTTTTTATTTTTACGGGACATCTTTTTCTGACCTTCAGCAGTATCTGGCTCAACCCTATAGGGAAGATTAATCTCCGGTTGTTCAATTCTAGTGTTATCACTAGGTACTACTGGTAGGGAACTTCTAGGTAATTCTTGGGCTTTTGCAGGTTCCACACTCTGAGTAGGAGGTACACTTACATCCTTCTGTGTAGGAATAGTTCCGTCCTTATCGAGTTCCGTTATTCCGTTCATTTTAACCAACTGTTCAAAGTCTTCGATACACGTAGCCCTATAAGTATTTTTAAAAGTACAAATACCTTTAGCATCAAAATTAAATACTGTATTACCAATAACAGTTTGACGATTAGCGAATCTAGGACAATACGCTTTTCTCACTTTTTTACTCTCCTTACCTACTGGAGTAGGTTGCGTTAAAGGTAGAAGTGCTAATAAACTCTCTAAACTTTGAGACGGTGTGTTATTTACAACTTCTGCTTTACGTTGTTCTCTTGCAGTGCGTTGATGTTCATCTTCTGAAGGCAATGGCATGTTGGTAGTTTAACACACCTAAGTTGTGTGTGTACTAGTAATTTTCAAATGACGGAGTTTCACAGTTTTCTACAGCCCAACGCATCCAAAACTCAAACCAAATTAATCTTGCTAAATCATAGTCATAGGTTTTCTCATCGTCTGACCAACCTGGTGGTAGCGTTGCTGTGTTTTTATAAAGTTGTAGTGCGTTAAATACGGCATCTACGTCTTCTTTAGTTACAGGAAGACAGTTAGGATGTTTTTCAGTAAATTTACCTAGAATGTGCTTGGTATTGGTTTTTTTAAGAAAACCTTCCCAACCCGTATATGAAGGATATCTAGAATTGGACATTCCACAATTTGAACACCCAGGAAATATAGGAGCACTATCTAACGTTTGATTCTCTACTCTAATTAGTAGAGGTAGTTCTTCTGAGTGCTCTATCTCGTTAATTACTGCATTACCAATTCGTAATGTGTATCCCATGACTAAAAACACACAGCAATACTAATAGCTGCCAAAGTTACTAGAAAACTTAGCGCCCAAATACGTAATTTCCTAGTACGACGTTGACTTAGTTGTTCCCATTCCAAATACCAATCTTTGTTCATGTCCGTTTGCTCCTACGAATCAATTTAGAAGTTTTATTAGTCATAACTTAATTGCACACAAATGAATCATATAGATAACTATTAAATGCATCTTTCATTTCAGTTTCAGGATGATTATAGATAAATGTGGCTGCGGTACGCATATCCATTACAGATGATTCTCTACGCATTTCTGCTTCAATTTCAAGGTCTGAAAGACTACTCCAGCCACCATACAGTTCATAAGTATCAAAAAAGTAGTGATAATAGAAAAATTTACTGTCAGGTAGTTGGGCTAATATATGTACAGAACCTCCATGACCATCATAATCATCCTCATCCTCATAACTGTCTTCATAAATGATTTCAGCATCTTTAATGATTTTTCCTAAAATGTCTCCGTATGTACACTTGGATGCTACAGTATCACAATATCGCATTGGGGTTCTTCTTTCTAAAGTTTATGGTCTAGGTATATAGCAGGTTACTTGGAAATTGAATCTACGGACTCCGGATCATCCTTCAACACATGAACAACTAATTAGCTGACCACAGCAGTTTGGACATCTTTCGACGTCGCACCCTGGTACGTGATATTCACCTAAAATAGCACAACAGTCATGACAAGGTAAGTTATTATGTTCTTCACCATACTTAATATGTTCTTCACCATACTTAATACGAGGTAGTTCAACATCATCAATCTTTATAGTTGTTATAAGTTGTGCTTTACGAAGTCTATTAGGCCAATTGGGTGACACTTCATAACCACGAAATATAATCAATTTTTTGGACATTGGGGTTCTTCTTTCTAAAGTTTAAGGTCTAGGTATATAGCAGGTTACTCGGAAATTGAATCTACGGACTCCGGAGGGTCGTAGTTTTAGTAAAAAAAGGCTAGAAGAAAGCTTATCACCTTCTTCTAGCCTGTCAATTCAAGTCTACTAGTCTAATGGATGATTCTTCTCTTAGAGGAGAATCAATTTACCTAGTTAGCGAGTAAGAGATCCAATGTTTACGTAGCGTAACCATTTCCGTGCGGCGAACAGGATCGGGGTCCCATACAGTAGGATCATCCAGCGGAAGGCAGGACCCATTACAGCAAGGTCCATACGTAACATCGGTAGTAACTGACGGAAGGTTAATACCGATGGAGTCATTTCACCCATGTAAGCAATCGAGGTGAAGGGGAGGAGGAAGTTTACATCGTGGAATGCTGTGGTTCCCGATGGTGCTTGCGATGCAGCAGGTAGTTGACCTACGAGGGAGAACTTCGAAAGATCAGAACCTACAGCCGAACTTCCTGCACGTGCAACCGTGCGGTAGACACGGAAGAACTCTGGAGGATATGTGCCGATTGTGCCTGCGTTGGTGATTGTTAAGTCAATCCGACGATATGCATTCTTCTCAGACTGAGTGATGTCTTGGCTGGAGCCAATTAGTACAGGAGCGGACTCACCAAAGCGGTTAGCTGCGGTGACTGCGTAAGCGTAGTTATTGGTACCAGTGAATCCACCTTTGTTGAAGTTACCGTTGGTAACGCCAGTATTTACAGTGGATGCAACGCTAGCCGGTGTGGCAGGTGCGTTAGCGGAGGTAGCAGCGGCGTGAGGAGAAGGAAGTGCCTTTAGGAATACGTTTGGATTTAACTCCATTACGCCTGCTTGTGTCATTACGGAATTGACAGAGAGACCGACCATTCCGTTCTGAGGAGCAGGAAGACTGATACGCTCTTTGGGATAGAAACCCTTTACTAGGTCTGAGTTGTTGCGATTGCCGAGCCAGAGATCTGTTGGATAAGCAAAGTTATCCACGAGCTTCTGGGCGCCTTCCTCGATGTCAGCTTCTTGAAGAGCTTCACCTTCTAGATCAATGAAGTTCGAAGGATCGATTAGTGCGTCAAGACCGTTCCATTGTTGTGCTTCACCGCTGTAAGCGAGCGAGGCATCGCCTTGGAATAGAGACTTTTCAATGCGCTCTAGGAGCCAAAGAATACCGTTCTGATTCTCAAGTGCGATTACATCTCCGTGTGCTGGGTGCACAACGGTCATGGGGTGGTCAACTTCTCGTGTGGTACCAATGTACTTGATTAGTGCGGTCCGACGTGCATAGTTACTGTCCTGTGCAGGAGGTAATTCACCAGGCATTAGGAATGCCGAGGAATCCGAACCGTAATCAATTAATTGGGTGTACTCTTCGTTGGTGCTGAATGCTGGAGACTTGGGAATCTTCTTCCACATTTTGATGTGGTGCGCCGAGTAAGTTACGACCTTCAACGAACCTTCTAGTGATTGTACGCGTAAAGCGGAACCACCAGTCTGATTCACGATGTCATAGCCAGGCGTAAGGGCTTTGGCTAGTTCCTGTACATCTGTAGAGGTACCAGTACCAAATCCATTAAGAGTCCCACCATTGTAATTCTGGAGACCGATCATTTGTATACTCCTTTTTCTTTTAGTGGGGTTACTTGCCCGCCACAGCGGCTTGGACAAGAGCTAGTGTTGATGGCGAAATGTCGCCACCTGTTTCATATTTAACTACATCGAGAGGATGAAGTTTATTGCTCTTTACTAGGTCACACATTACGTCTACGATTTGGCTCTTAGCCATGCTCTCAGTAGATAGGTCTAGACCACCAGGTCCAAAACTCTTATTCATTACTTGAAGACGGCTCTTAGGCGCGCCTACAGGAGATGAAACTTCCTGAATTTGAGCTTGCGAGGTGCCTGCAATGTGCTGACCGATACCAGCAACGGCTTCAGCAATCGACTTCGAGAACTCACCTTGATTAGAGGCAAATCCTTGAAGAGCGTTTTCTAGACGCTCGATACGATTGAATACTGGAGCTAGCGACTTGTTGACCTTAGCAACTACACCAGCCTCTACACCAGCAAGACCCTCACCAATGGCGCGAGTAACCTCAAAGAGGATAGGCGACATTTCAATACCTTTACGTAGATTGGTAGAATTATTTACTGCGTTAGTAAAAGATTTCTTAGCGTCAGTGCCATCACCATCTAGATCTTCATCTGTCGTATCTTTGTTTGGATTCGTTTCCGGAACTTTCTTCGAATCACTCTGAGTGCCCGAAGCAGGCGCAGGAGAGGGCTTAGTAGAAGCCTTTGCCACGTCCTTTTCGTCTTCATCTTCATCTTCTTTTTCAAATGGAAAACCCTTTTTTACTGCCCATGCTTCAGCAGAAGTAAGCTTCTGACCCTTAGCAATCTTGTTGCCGATTAGGGTAAGAGGGTTGGTGTTCTTTACAATAGCAACTTCAGCCGGAGTAAGAGCTTTGCTCTTAGCGACTTTCGAAGCTAGTGCTTTCTTTACACCGTTGTAGTCAGTACCATTCTCGTCGATGCCATCATCATGTTCATCGACATCTTCTTGGGATGTTCCTGCCCAAGTACCCGGATTCGAATCAGAAGGGGTAGCGAAAAGCTGGGTTTGACCAGTGCCTTTGGCTAACCGTTCGAGACGATTCAGGGAAGCAGCGAAGTCTTCAGTCTTCATCGTGTCCTCCTATCGTTTTAGTTGATTTACAAAAATGGCGTTGGCAAATGCCCGCGCCATGGGAAGTGAGTAACCCTTTGATTTCACCATGAAATCAACAGCCTCACCATAATTTACATCAGCAGACTTAAAGGTCTGTACTATCGGTTTACCCTCTAAAGATTGGGGTATTAGTAAGCTACCCATACCGTTTACCGATAAAGCTTTCTCTTCCTCTTCTAGCCGTGCTTTATTGGCTAAACCTTTTGGACAACAAGTACCTTTACACGTTGCGCTACCTGGATTTTTGCACCAAGGATTTTCATTCAAAGATTTCATAATCTCTGCATAACTATGTGTATTTACAGGGGAAGCAGTAATTGCTATGTCCTGCAACCAGCACTTGACAATAGTATTGCCATCGCGCTTTAGAACCTTACCCTGTATAGAGAAGCCAACCTTTCGGTTTGACTTGTTCTCTTCAAGTGTCTTAAGGTGTTCCCACCAGTATTCTGCCCGTTCTTTACCCTTGTATAAGAACGCACTGATCCATAAACCGTCTGGAGTAGCTTTACAGTCTAAAGGCTCTCCAACCTTGTTCTCAGGACCATCTTTGTGATCATCATTGATATAACCGTATTTTAAGAAATACGATGTATCAATGCCTTTTTGAGTTACAACTTCACCTTGTAAATCACGATGATCCGTTGATGCAACGCCTTGAATTCTACGACGTTTGTCTGTAGATTCAGCTTTTGCAAACGATTCTATCGGTGCAAAAAATTGAAAGGTATCTGTTGTTAAGTGTGTGTGCTCTTGATGTTGCATAAAGGATGGTCATTTTCTGACCTCCCTTTACTGGAGCATCACATACTAAAACAATACTAAATTCTGGGTTATTGTCAAGACTGAAATAGAAGAAAGTTTACTCATTTGTTTAAGTAAAGAGGTGGTCCAGAATCTAATGTATCATCAACCACTCTAAAGGGTAGTTGTACTTCTGCGTTACAACTTTTGCACACAGTATAAAGTAAGTTACCTTTACGTAACCACACTTTACCGTGAATTTTTTCTTCTGAAGGAGACAATGATTTAGCTACGACTTTGTCACAATTTGGACAGAGTAGCGTTGCACAATTAATCACTATTGGGTTACCTCGTTATTTAGTGATTTGTACGTAGTTTCATCGACTTCAGCGTGTTCATGTATAGGATGAAAGTGTAGCCAACCAGAAAATTCTTTTTCTTCGTATGTACGATCTGTTAAGTCCATGGATACGTGAGGTATTATGTAGGTATTAGGAACACTTTCTATTTCTTGTGGTGGCTTCTTTTTTGAATATGATTGCTGTAGCAACTCAACAACAATTGGATCTACTAACGAAGCTAAAATTAACTCTACTGTTTGGTGTGGATCTACGTCAGCAGCTAGGCCATAACCCCATTCATGTGCTATCGTACGACACGCTCTGTCAATGGCAGTTTCAAATGCAGCACCAGCAGAAAGATAACGAATGACGTCCCTAGCAAATGTCATTGTAGCATGATATGTCTGTATAGAATACAAACTAATTCCTTGAGATTCTACAACTCTAGATAAATAATGAGGCCCTATTCGTCTACGTAATCCATTATCGTCAGGTTTACCGTCTTTATCCTGCTTTGGTATAGCAAATAAAGGTTCGTCTTTTTGTTTTGTGCTTACTAACTCAGACAATATGGAACGAATTCGTTCATCTACGTGTATTTTACGTGTACCTAACTGTACGACACTATCTGACACTCGTACTTCAGCTGGAGTTAGCGAGGCTAGTTCAGTTACTCGCATACGTCCTTGATCCAACAACGCAAGACACACAGCAGTAACTTTATCCTTTATTAAATAACTGTTAAATAAATCTATATAATACTGTCTAAATGACGTAATTCTCGCGTCAAATAACGCATTTTGTTGATTTATAGCAAGTTTAGGGATTTGTTTTATGTCACTGTGTACATAAGTGTGTTTATGCTCGCCCGAGTCTGGATCTCGCCATCTAGCTGCCCATAAGTTCTTAGGATCAAATTTATTATAATTTTGATTCCATTCTATTGTTGAAGGATCTTGTGCCGCTGGTGCTCTAGAAAGTTTTTTACCTTCTGGTGTGAAATACTCTGGATTTTGATCTATAGAAGGTTCAGATGGGTGAACTTTAGCCTCTCCATGAGCTGAATGCCTATCAGCGTGCCCAGTTGGTGCGTTAGTGTATCGTATAAAGTTATTGGCTTGGTCTTTGTAATAGTGCTTTGGATGGTCTTCATCACCTTCCATGTGGCTGTAGGTGTGAGACGGATCTACGTTTTTATCCCGAGTTAGGATACCTAACGCTGCTTTACTTAATTCCCACTCCGCATAAGCTAGTTGAGCTAATTCCAAAGATTTCCCAAAATCAGGTTCTACGAAGTGTTCTCCGTGTTTCTGAGAATGCATTATCTGTTTAAGTTGCTGAATTGCAGCATTTTGTTGTTCTTTTGGAACACTATTTACAATTTGATTGATATAGCCTGCATATTGATCAGCGTGTCCAGACGCTAAACCAGGAGATCTACTAGACCAATCCTCAAGTGAACCTATTTGTGCATCTGCCCATCGTTCGATTGGTGTTTGAGCTTGAGAAGAACCCGCAAGAGTTGGTGTTTCTTCTCCAGACATTAGAGCTTCTTCTGGATTTAATAGGTGGGCCCTACCTTCAGATGCCTGAGAGATTAGATTAGGGTCATCTAGACGATTATAACCTTCTCCTGTTCTAGACATTACGTCCACAGGTGTTCCTAATGCTTCAGATATTAGTTCACCTTGTGGATTTTCATCATTCTTTTCTGTATTAGGTATGTACGTAGCGCGTCGCATATACTGAAATAACTCACCACCCGCTCCAGCAATTAAACCTCCGAATGACTTGTGTTTGTATGGATCAAACCGGTCAATTGCTCTTGATATAGCTTTATAGGCAGGTGAATTTTCATCTGATAAACCGATTACTTGTGGTATTTTATACCCTTCGGATTCTAGTTTCGGATCATATCCTACCTGTGGTGGTAGTGTAGGACCTGTGCCTATTAGCCGAGACATCCAGTATTGCTGTTGTTCTGGATTTTTTCCTAAAATAGGACTCTTTGATACTGCTTGCTTGGCCATTTTAACAATATAGGGCCAATACTGTTTAGCAACATCGTCAACAATATTTCTACGTTCTTCTGGACTTACATTTAACTCAACTCTAGTACGCTTAAAAGTTCTAACACGTCCAGTTTTGTCTGTAACAACACTAACTTCTTCTTTTGGTCTCCATTGCTTACCACCAGTGCCTATAGCATTGCGTCGTATGCGATCTTCAAAAGAACCTGGAGTGATGTGAAATGCTTCTGAAGCAGCGCTTTTATCGGCTTCAGATTCGTTAGTACTTTCTGTAGGGGTACTCTGAACCGGTTCAATAGGCTGAGATTGTCCTTCAGGAGTATTTATAACAGTTGGAGTATCTGGTGTAAGTTCTACAGAACCAGCAGACTCAATTTGTGTAGGAGTTTCAGGTGGAGTTCCTCCAGATAGACGCAACTCATCAGATAATTGTGTCTGTACGTATCTCTGTGCTAATTCCCTACTTTGTTTTTTTAGTATAGGAGCGTCAGGATTTTGTAAGTCAGTTACTTTCCACCTAAGTTTGTCTGGTGGTACTAATCCATCTTTTGTAATAGTCCCTACAATTGGTGAAATCGTATAACGTGCTTTACCGTCTAAACCTGGATAAGCTTCTGAATGACTCGATATAGCGTACCAAGCTTCAAAGTGTCCTTTACTCTTTGCGTGAAAAAGTACTGTTTTGTTGTCTGGATTAAAGACATCAAATTCTGTTTCACCTTTTTTGTTCTTTACGGGATGAATTTCTAGGTCTGGACCACCTTGCATGGGGTGTGTAATGGGAATTTTAGAACCTGCAGTTAACGCGGTGTTCATCCCGTGTTCGTAGTCGGACTTAGCCTGTTCTTCTGGATTTTCTGTTGTTGGAGCCGTCTCCGGTACATCCATAGAGTGTTCACGGGATAAATCTGTATATGCAGGTTGTTGTCCAGATCCGTGAGCAGCAGATGGCATCTGTGTGTATTGGTATACCCACCTTTCACCATTCCACTTTCGAGAGATGTATTTGCCACCTCTTGGTGGTCCCATGGGTTGTGCAGATTTTTGCAGTATTCCACTTTGTGGAAAGAGAATATCTAAAAAGTCCAAAATTAGTCCTCCGTTACACGGTAGGTTTTAACGCCTGATTGTGTTGATTCTGTGAGGAATCCGGCGTTGACAAGTTGTTTAAGGATCCGTCCGTTGATTCCAAATTTGGCGCATTCCCAGTAAGTTCGGGGTTTTGTTCCGAAATTGGATAACCATTGTTGGAGTCGTTCGGTTGCTCCAGTTCCATATCTTCTTGCAAAGGTAGTATGTTTTGAGCTACCCCTAACAAATCCCGTTGATCCATCAGGAATCCTATTATCTCTTCCCGTGCTGATTCTGGTGTTTGTCCTTGGAAGTTGCATCCGGGTCCCCATATCTCACTAGCAATTTGCATTAATTCTGCGTCTTTAGAGTCTCCAATTCTACTCAATATAGCACGAACACCGTCAAACGTCTCTACATCTATTGGAGGTGGTCCCATCATACCAGGGAACATAGACATACCAGGCATACCGGGCATAAAAGCCTTCTTAACTGCACGTGTTTTAGGTCCGTCTGAAGCTATCATACGCTTAAAGGCGTCTATAGTAGTCTCAGTCATTTCACCGAAAAACTTAGGAGTATCATAATGTTCCAGATATGCAGCTTTAGCTTCTCTAGGAGAAATAAATCCAAGCATAACCTTATCTTCGTCATACTGCGTAAACTTTGGCGCTTTTAGTTGGTGAATAACAAACACCTTATTAGACTCGTCATCGGTACCAACATAAACGTCTATGCTATCACCATCATTACCTTCAGTACGTTTAATGAACCCATAAGGATAGTTCATTTTAGTTTTTCTCGTGGTTCTAGTTCCTGGGTCGTACCAGTGTCTATACTCACCCTTATCAGTTTCTATACCGATAGAAAAACCTTGGAATTGTATAGTTCGTTTTACTTTTCCATTACTTTTTAGGGCTTTCCACACTAAATCTGTAGTTTGTCTAACTTCAAAACAATCAAAATGTTCAGAAACAAACGACTTATCTACCGCTTCAATTTGCTTTAGTTTGGTGTAGTATTCAGCATCTTCTTTTAGATGGTCTACAGCAATCTGTTGAGCAACTTTAGGATCATTAGTATGTTCTAACTCGTGCTCTGTGCCAGTTTTTAATTCTTTTTTATCAAAATCTTCTGCTGGACCTTTTAACTTTTTTATTTCCTGCTGTTTACTAGACCAAAGAATACAGTGTCCTTTAGTAGACACCTTAGCATCTTGTTGTCCGTCACTCAGTAAATTACAAGTTTCAATTTCTGACCTAAAATTAACGCAAGTATCACAAACTTCTTCAGAAGTTGTGTATAGAACTTGTGTAGGTGTAGGCCGTTTAGTAAGAAGATCCGCCATCGGAGAGTTCCTCATCTAACCACGATCCAAGTCCATCGTTTGGTTCTGTTGGTATAGAAGAGGATTGTATTCCTTTGGCTCTCATAAAGTCTAACAGTGACTGAAGTTGTTGTGGACAACCAAGTTCTTGTGCTTCCTGTACTAACTCTTCTAATTCCTTAACCGGCATTTCTTCTAAGTCAGTAGGATCATACACAGAATCACCAATCATAGGAGGATCTACAGAGTCATCTATAAGTCCATCAACTCCGTATTGAAGCTGAACGTGTTCTGGTGATAATGGCATGATTTGCCCGAATAATAGTCCCATTTATATTCCTTTTTATTGTTGCATTAAACCTAAAAATTGGTTCATATTGTCTTGTTGTGGACGTTGCTTAATAACTGAGGGTTCAATTGCTGTCTGTTGTGATCCTGCGTTAGTAGGTGGTGCGTTAATTCCTATATTTTTTGGTGGAGTCGAGAAGGTCTCAAGCTGTTTTGTAGAAGAACCGGATGAAGGCATTTGGGGTGGCGACGTCATGGCTGCTTGAGGAGGAGCCGGTTTTTGTAACATTCCTGGAATAGGACCTTGACGATCTGCACCAGAAGGTAATCCTACTGGAGGTTTATTCTGAAATGGAGTCATTTGTGGTACTGGTTTAGGTGCTGCTAATGCAGGAGGAGCACCAGGACCTGTACCTGGAGGTGTTGAAGCTAGAGACGTACTAGTACTGTCTGGTTTACTAAAAATACCCATTGCTTGTGGTCCAATACCACCTACACCTTGTTGCATGTTTTGAGGAGAACCAAACCCTTGACGACCACCTTGTGGTTCGTTAGAACGCGGTACTTCACCACGTTGCGCTACTTGCTCTGAAACACGAGCCATAGGACTCATGACATCCTTTGCTAGCTCACGATGTATCTGTGCGTGTTGTGCATGCATAGGATCTTCCTGTGCGTGTTCATCGTGTAGATTCGCAGCTGCTTCGTGATCATCTTTACCGAAATCTTTATGTTCCGGGTGGAATGGATCGTTGTGTACAGTCAAACCGTTTGGAGTGAATCCTAACGGAGGTTGTTGTGGCTGTTGCTGTTCTTGAGAAGCGGATGTGTTATTAGGGATTTCGCTCTCGCCTGGTTGTTTGTTAGGTGTAGACTGTTGTTGCTGTTGTAGCGGAACTTTTGGTACACCAAAGTTCTTAAGAATATCAATAGCTTGTCTAAAACTCTTGTTATATGTGGGGGCGCTAAAGTTTTGATTAGACCCGTGTGCGTGTGTTGGGTAGTGTTGTTTCCCTGTAGAAGTGATGGTATACTTTCCACCGCGTGGACCAATACCTTGTTTTGCTGCATTAAGTTGTTGTTCTTGTCCTGGAGTTGTTCCACCTAATGGCGTTATTGGTGGTGGTCCGGAAATCAAAGGAGATGCCGACGAAGCAGCATGGATAGCAGCTAATACTTCCGCAGAGTGTGGATCTATAACTTTACTTTGCTGAGACGTTGGAGCCTGTTGATCACTATGCCCATCACCTAATTGTCCTGCATCCATGAGCAGCGAATCATATACTCTGCTATCAGACACAACATCACCAAATAGCGGTTGATCATTTGGATTTGATTCTTGTTGAATTAAATCCTGCATAGATGTGTCTGGGTTAGCTTGGTTAGGTTGTTTATTTTGTGCGTGATTTAGAAATAAATTTGGACCTGGATCTTTAGGAGCCTTTAGTTGAGAAGGTTGTCCTTGAAAAGATCCTGGTCTAGTTATCGGAGGTGGTTGTGATGCTTGTCTGTATGGAGAACCTTGTGTTGGAGCAGGTTGATTTGGTAAAACTGGGATAGTGGATTGGGGTAATGCTTTATCTACCCAGTTACATGGTTTTCGACTTCCGTGGTCCATTAGCCTACTCCATTTAATGTGCTTGACCGTCCTTCAACAGACCCACCTAGACAAACATATGACGTCAAAATGTTGTTTGCAATTTGTTTTTTTCTGTCCAAGGAAACCTCCGTAGTTTCATATAATATACGTATTATAGTTAATGCTTGTGTACCCTCAATAGAAAAATTAAATATATTTTTTCTAGGACGAACAGTAGCTTCTGTATAAACAATACCTTTAATAAACATTCTAAATTGAGCTAACAAATCATGTGAACCATATAGCTTAAGAACAGGGTAACCCCTAGTATGCATAAATATAGTGCCGTTTCCATCAATAACACCACGCCAAAAGTCACTACTACACACTACAGAATCCGATGCTTTAGCAACCATACTTTTTCTAGGAACCACCCCGTATAGGGCTAGGTCATTCACTAATTTTGAACTCCTAACATGTATACTACACCTATTTCCTGTGCCTAATGTAGTAACACGCCTATAATGCCTTATTTTATGTTTAGACCCTAAAAATGTCTTGAATTTAATTAGATGGTCTGTATCTATGTCACTAAGACATAGGGATATTGTTGGTGCCCCTACTGAGTAATTAACGCACCCATCTGCCATTAAAAAACCAATCCAGTAACAAGATTCAGGTGTTAATGAACTAAATGCATCGTCCTTTAACGGAAAACGACTACGCCAAGCAGATGTGTTACAGCCTTGTGGCTGACCTGTCAACAATTGAGCCTCCTAATCCGGCGTTATAATTTAATTCTTCCTTCATTTGAGCTTCTACAATTGCACGTACTTTATTTTTTTCAGTATCTGAGAACTGCGTTAAAATGTTGGCTTGCATTGGTTCCATGATTTTAAATTTATCAGGAAACACTACAGATATTAGTGCCATTTCTGTAGGTAATAGAGAGTTAGGATACTGCATTTTATGTATAGCGTCAATAATTATGTTCTTCGCCCACTGGTAGTCTAGTGTACCATCTGGGTATCTACGAATCACTGACATTGCGTGTGTAGTAGGTCTGTCGTCAGACCACAGTGTTTTGTATTGTGGCGTGAAAACTTGATGTGGCGCAAATGACTCATACGAAGGATTTATTTGAGCACCAGTAGCTTTGACTAAATTTGGTTGCTGAAGATGAAGAGGTATTCTAGAACCGTGATCACTCATAATTTATTTATCCTTTGCAATTTTGCTTTCAGGCATTTGATCTAATAAAGCTGTAACTGCGTCGTCCAACTCTTTTGATCCGGGTTTAATACCCTTATGACTTCCACCAGAAATATATTGCCCAACAGAGGGATCTCTATTAGGATTAGCTTTTAAAAACAATTCTGGATCCTCCTCCACAATACTTTTAAGTACAAGGTCAGGAGATTCCGGAATATCTAAATAAAGTTGTGGAGTAGAACCCATTTTAATTCCTTACTTCAAGTTAGTTTTCATACCACCAAACGGATCGAATGGACTTCTCATAAACTCTTGACTGCTTCTACAAATTGGGCACACTGAGTTACTTTTGTGCAGTAATCCGTGTACAACACAAGATTTATATGTATTGTGTGTTCTAATCTGTTCATCTTCAACTACATTGTTCAGTGTATCACGAATTGGGTCGGCAAGAGAGGTATACATGCGATTTGTTTGAGTAGTAGCTGATCTAAGTATAGCATTCGGATCATATGAATCAGACCGCAGATAAAAGGGTGTAGAAGATAATGGAACACTGTACCAAGACTTTTTGGTTGTAGGTGGTGTAGCTGTGTTGTTCTCAGGAAATGGTAGTGGTGCTTGAGGTGCTATTGGAGGTTTTTTGTATCCAAATTGCCCACCTTTACCTCTGTTAGGATTACCTGTACCTGGTCCTCCTGGACTACCTCTACCTCGTTTTTGTGCCGACATTGGAGTAGGTGTAGCCTTTGGTGCAGCAATAGGTGTAGGTGTAGGTCTTGGAGCGGGTGTAGGAGCAGGTGCGGAAGGTCTTGGAATTACAGCAGGTTTTGGTGCTGCTTGTGGTGCTTGAGGTAGCGCAGGTCTCGGAATCTTTACCGTTTGTGGAGAATTTGCAAACTCATTTACGGTCTTAGGTGCCGTCTTAAAGTCATTTGTGGTCCTAGGTGCCGTCTTAAAGTCATTGGTGGTCTTAGGTGCGTTCGCAAAAGCATTAGAGGTAGCAGGAGCAGGTGCTGCTATAGGTTTACTTGGTGGTACAAGAGCCGGACCTATGTTACTACTATGAACTTGAGGTAATGCAGGACCAATATTTCCTCCAAAGTTTTCCGACTGAGAAGACATATCTACAGGTTTATTAGTTGGAGCTAATTTTAAATTAGCAGGCATTTTTGGTGCAGGTGGAGTTGCAGGACCTTGTGGCACTAATGGAGCTAATTTAGTTGTCGGTGGTGCACTAATAGGTGAAGCTGCTTGTGTAGATTGTTTATTCCACCCAGCTCCTGGTCCTACCGACGGAGGCGGTGGTTGTGCTGGTGCGGCAGCAGCAACCTGATCCATAAAATGTGGACCAACTGTTGGAGGAGTACTAGGTACAGACGGTTCCGATCGGGGTGGTAGAGGTATGGACTGCGGATTATACTGAACCCCTGGAACGTGTACACCCTCTTGTGGATTTAATGCTTGTTCTGCATCCTGAACCTGCTGTTCTTTGAACGATCCTCCTCTACCCATCATACGTCCTACAGTACGTGGTGCTTGAGCAGCAGCACTAATTACTGTATTGGGTGCCTGTAGTTGAGAAGAACCGGCTTCAGAACCCATACCGTAACCAATATTGTAACCAATTCCAAGTGGATTGAAAGCGTACTGTGAGTTAGGACCTACACCTCCTACAGCCTTTTTAATTTTACTGCAAGAACAATTAAGACCTTTCCCACAACTACACTCAATACCTTCTCCTTTATTAATCAATAATTCCAGTAGTTTCAAATCTGAAGAATTGCTTGATTTTTTAGTTTTTGCTTCGCGTTGTACATCTAGCGCAATCGCAACCGCTTGTTCCTGTGGTTTACCTGCACCTAACTCCCGTTTAATATTAGTTCCCACGGCAGAATCTTTTTTGCTGTGTATTAATGGCATATTGTAACCTTTACTGTTTATTCAGACCAGCATGGTCTGCATACTGAGTGTTTGGATCTGCACTATCCTGTTCACTAGCATCCGGTTGTGGCTGCTGTTGTGCAGATTGTTGAAGAGCTTGTTGGTATACAGGATTAAGCACAGTATCACCACCTGGTAGAGGCGGTAATCCGATAGACACGCGACCTTCATTCAGAGTCTTGTAAGATGAAATTTGCTCTACTAACATTTGATGTTTTTCAGTTTCCGATAATTCATCTAGACCTACAAACTCAAATGCAAAATGGTCGTCAATCTTGTCTATTATATTTCTATTAAGTAGTTTTGCCATAAAACGAAGTAATGGCTTTAAACCACGATCTCTAGAGGCTTTAATTTTCCATTCTTGTGAAGATTCGAACAGCGGAGTTTGTTGTTGTCCTCCGTGCATATCAAAGTTCAATTCAGCAGGATCAATTTGATACACTGCGGTAGATAATTTTATTAAATAATCTAGCCATTTACCAAATTCCATTTCTGAATTTGATTTAGCTAAATCCACCCACTCTAAACCTTCTGTTTGTAGTATTGGTGTGGTCCAACTACTTTCCACACCTGACGCTTGAGCAGCCCATTGTCTTCTAAAACCTTCTAGTTGTTCTTGTGTAAAATTATCACCTTTTAAGTTTAAAATTCCTTTAGCTTGTGTGCCGTGGGAAAAAAACCGACGATTATATAATTCTGTGAACAAATGTGCCGTAACTACTGTTATTAATTGCTCTAATTCGCCATATCCGTAACCTTGAATATAAATATCACTCCGTGGATTACGTACACCAAATGCTAATTCATCAGAACTGTATACGTTTTCTATTTGTCCGTTTATTATTTGTACATAAGAAATAGGAGCTTTTCCACCTGATGAAGGTACTCCATATTCTCTTCCTTGGTACAGGTTAGCGAACCTAGCTGGCATGGACGGTACAAAGCCAGATCTATCGTGGTAGCTCGCGTTTACACCTACATATCGATCATCTGCTGCAATTCTTATAGTTGATGCATCAACAGTCAAAAATTCAAACGGAATATTTAATCGATCAGGAACAATTTCGAAACAACAGTTGTGGCTTACAAATCCGTTAGCTATATAACTGTGGTCTTCTTCCACCTCTAAGTTGAACACAGGTAGGTTTTCTACCCACTCCTTAGATACCTTTCCTATTTTGATATAGAAATATTCATCTTGACTGTCAGTAACAGAATACTTAGGCTTCGGATAGCAGAGATAGTGGTCTTCCGTTAGATTCTCTGCATCCACCCACTCTGGTTTTATATTCTTTTCTCTATATGGGGTCAGTCTAAACCACTTTTCAGTTATTGCTAAGAACGGATGTTCTGCTGTTGCACTAATAGACTGCGAACCAGATTTTAATGTAATAAGGTCCCCAGTGTAGTTGCTGTGTTTCTTAGCCACAACAGTACGAAGATTACCTGTGTGTGTTCGCACTACATCACCAATCTCTACACTCTCAATAGGTGTAGGCGCCCCATTAACACCCTCAACCATAGTACCCGCAGGCAAACATTGGTCAAAAAGTAGGCTGTCACGCGTCATTTTTCGTAGAAAAGTCTCAAAGTCATCGCGTTGTACATTACTGTACGGATTTCTCTCTGCTTTGCCACAACGCATAATGAAGTCTTCTAACTCTTTAATAAAGGCAACTTCAGCCGGTGTTGTAGTGTGATCAGGATCTTTATGCTTAACCACAAATCCTAGTGATTTAGTCCATCTATATGGTTGAGCAAAAGTAGCAACTTGTGAACAACGTGTGTTAATAATTGCAGATATAATTGATAATTGACCTGCAATTCTCTTTAAAACATCATAAGTTAGGCTAAATCTACGATCTTTATACCCAAGACTATACTGCAACGCAAGAGGATCATGCATCCATGATTTTTGCGATCTATCTGCATCTGAGTTAGGTAACTGTTTCCATGATTTTTCTAGTTCTTTACGTACTAACGCAGGAATGTGTGCAGTAGCTGATTGGGCAGCTACAACACTTTTTACTACATCTTCCATATCAAAAGAAGATGTATTTTTTGCAGTCCTACGATTTTTAGTCGTGTTTCTCTGGTTAGTTGCCATTTAACTTACCCAGCTTTCTTCTACAAGAGGCATAACACTCTGCCCGGTAGTTTCTGTCTCTACCTTATTTCTGTTTAGCGTTACATTTCTGCTACTCTTACGAGAGTTAAACAGAGAAATATTAGTATTTAGGTTACGTTGCATAGGTTGCCTACTGGCTGAATAATCCTTTGCAATACTACCTAACACTATTGTATTAGCCATTATTATTTTTTCCAATCCAATTATACAAAGAATCTAATTTACTGTGCAATCTTTGTGATTTCCACTGCACAAATCCTAATTTATGTCGTGGTGGAAGAGACATACACTTGCGTATGTCACTATGTGACATCCCTAAAACTTCTTCCATATACTGTTTTTCTAAAGGTTCTAAATGCGTGACATACTTAGATTTTTTAATTTCATTGGTCCAAGCTTTAACCAGATCAACTGTAGACCAATATGGTGGAGTTTCTGGTGTATTGGGTGGTGTTAAACTCTTTGTAGCATCTCCGTGCCAATTTTGTGTATTTTGACCGTCATCAGGAGAAGCTGCTGCGGTAGAACCAGGATGTACCATCGTAGCTGTGTTATTCTGACTATCTACCCACTCTTGTTCTGGAATGGATGGTAGTGCTGGAAGACCGGGTTGTACTGCCTTGTCTTCTTTATCTTCTGTCGATTCTTCTATAGATTCACCTGAATCTATTGGATCTTCTATCTTTTTTAAGTCACAACCACTTTTACACACAGTATAAAATCTAGTAGCTTCAGCTATACGCTCTGCATCAGCAGCTTTTATTAGTTTAAAATTAGTATTAGGAGTCCATTGAAAATAATGCAAAGAACCATCTGTAGACTTTATAATACCTCGATATACTTCGTAATCACGGTGTTTCATTACCGTGTAACGTAGTGATTCCGGTACCACCTTCAGTTGTATAGATTTCTCTACAAACTCTTCATCTTTGTCTAAAGATAAAAGATTTTGAGACCGATACACGTCTAAAAAAGACCCAGGTTCGTCTGTTGTGTGTTGTGCCGCAGATAAAGGATCTGACTCGTCTGTAATCATAAGTTCCCACCATATTTTAACTGCCACTCACGAAGTCTATCTAAATACTTTGCTTGCTCTCCCTGCATATGACTACTAACGTCACTAAATTTGTTTTGATTTTCAGAAGCAAAGTCTACTGGATGTTCTTCTGTAGCAGGCTTGTCAAATAAAAACGAAGTAAAGGATTCCGGAAGTTGTGTCGTACTGGCTGGTTCTGTGTTAAACGATACACTTTTCATGTTAAAACAAACTGTCCCTAACCTATGATTTCTCCCACAACTAGGACAAACAGTACTCCCTGGAGACCGTTTAGCAGCTCCAATCAGTGGATTACCTTGTCCCATCATCTTGTTAGCTTGTTTTTCCGCCGTAGACTGGTGTGGCAAAAAGAAATCCGAATCTTTAGTCACACCAGTTTCAGACCTAACTAGGTCTGCATAATTTATCATATTCGATTTGATAAATATCGGCGATTTCATGTATTATTTAGTACTCAAACGCTCCTGGACCTAACGGTTTAGGACTGATACCGAGCACAGCATCAGAGTTAGGGCTATCTACAAGAATGTTTATCGTTTTGTGTGTGTTTTCTTTCTTACTATTACGTACTTTAGCAATTTCTAACGAAGCTTCAAGAGATTTACTTTGATCAGACGTACGCACACGAGGTGGTGTCGTTTCTTCTAGGCCGCTCATTAAGGACGATGTATCCATTGCACGTACATTACCTTCAGATAAAACTTTGACATTACTAGCATAATCTGGTTCTTCAATAAATACAAGCTCTACATCAGTATTACCTAATGTAGCTATTTCATATTCTTCTTTTTTCTTTGCTACGAACACATTTCCAGCTTTTATTTGACGCGGAATTTCTTCCTTATTTACTAAGACACAAAGCGTACCTTTTTGGACTAGTATAACTCTGTCTTTTTTAGAGTTTACAATCTTACCTGAACTGTTACCAGCCGACATAAGTTCTGAACGAACTACAAACGGTCCTGAAAATAACTCTACAGCGATTCCTGTAGCGGTGTTTACACGGTTTTGGTTAGGAAGCGTGCTACCTATACCGTGTCGTTTCATAATTTCGCCATGTGTGGTGCCCGCCCTAAAATCAGGAGCATGACGAGGTTGTGTAGTTTTATAAAAATTTGCTGATAAATGTGGATTGTAAGACATAATTCTCCTTTTTAGTTAATTTGTTCCAAAACCGTATCTTCTGCGTAACCTACCGCGTTAGTTAGTTTTTTGACTGATTCTTCACCATTTGCAAGATAACCACCAATTAAAAATATATCATTTATTAAAAACTCTCTATCACACCCCCCACAAGCTAAATCCCATAAACCTAAAACCCAAGCTGTAGCGTTTAGAATAGTGCACGCGGGAAACATAACTGTTGACCCACAGTGTTCACATTGTAGTAAACTTTGTTTTTCTACACACAACCACTCTAGTCGCATTTAAATAACTTCTTTTTGTCCTACTAAGTGCTCTACAACTGGGTGTATGTTATAAACTACCGTCTTTTCTCCTAATGCGATCTGCCATTGACTAGCTCTCTGTCTAGATACGCTAAACGCATAACCAATCTTAGTACACGACTCTCCGCGTTGAAAAAGTTCTAGTAATAGCAAAAACTGTGACATTCCATATTTCTTAATTAGTCTTGACGCAAGACTTCTTACAGAATCGGAACTATGTTGTGTGACTTTATGCAGTGTAGCGTTCATTATGTATACAATACAACGTATACTTTACATGTCAATCAAAAACTTTACACTTAGCCCAAACAACGCCTAAGCTTTCTGTTGAACCGAAATATCCTGTTAAAATATAAGCTTGTTTCGTACCCTTATCTATAATTACATCTCCTATTTTAAATGGTCTAGCAAATTCAAAAGGAGTAGTTTCACTGTCTTCAGTGAATTTGTGTGCTTGTCCATAAGCCTCACGTGGACATGATGCTATCATTTCTCCTGCTTCAGTGTAGTATTTGTCCAGCAAAACCAATTCAGGAGCACGATTATCTCTACAAATTCGGTACCATACTTCATACTTTGGCATGATTCTTGCTTTCTATGCACACGATTTTAACATTCTATATTGAAAAAACGTAGGACTTTTTATATCTATCCGTTGACTAAACGCGTCTTTAATATACTCAACCACTTCAGCTTTTACCAACGCATCACCAGCGTCTACTTTAGTATCTGCGTTGTCATTTACTTTATCGAATGTAAGTACAGATATTTTAGGAAATATGTGTGATACTTTGTCTACAGTACTGAGTGTAGACTTGTAAGCGTCTAAATCCCAAGCAAATACTACTTCGACAGGTCTTAACTCTTGTAATAGCTGTAACTGAGTAGTTGAAAGTGACTTACCAAACGTACACAACGCAGGCATACCTACACTAAGAAAACCTAGTGCATCAAAAACACCCTCTGTTAATATTACAGTTTTATTCTTGTAGAATTGGAAAAACAAATCAGATAACGGCCACACCCATTCCTTAATATTTGCGTTTCCGAAATATTTGGGATCTTGTTTAGAACCTACTCTACGACCTTGCCAGGCTACAGGTTTTTTACCAAAAAATACAGGAAACAACAACCAAGGACCAACAACGTCATACCCTTTGTTAGTTGGTAACTTTGGTGCATACCGAAGCTGTAGATAACTAACCATTTCAGGAGTTAAACCGCGACTGTATGCGTAGTTTAATACAGGGTGAGTAATTATGGAGTTCCAGTTGTCTGTGCCAGGTAACTCAATTTCCTTTGGTTCAGGAACGTTGATATTAAAGTTAATTTCAGGGTTAAATATGTTCTCTAACTTAGTCACTAGGTTGGTATTCGTTGATGGAATAACTGTTTTAAGAAGTTCTGAATAGATCTCAGACTTCAATTTATTTGACACACTAGCTAAAAAGTCAATAAAACTAGACTTCCCTCTACCCCAATCACAGTTGAAACAAATCCAAGTTTTCTTTTGTATGTTTACATACAATTTATGTCTATTATCAAGACATTTTGGACAAACTTCTATACGACGCTCATCTCCACCAGCTTTTTTAATACTAGACGTAGCATTGGATTCAATCCAACTTTCTAGATCTAAGAGTTCTATTGCCTCATAAATCGCAGACATATTACTTAGTCTTTTTTAACCAACGTCCTTTTGCATCACGTGGCCACTCCAACATTTCATTTTTTAAAGTTTCTATGTAGGATGTAGCGTATGGTTGTGGTATTAAGTAACGCAATGGTATATTTTTCGTATCATCTTTTAATGATTCATCTAAATCATCATCCAGTACTTTAACTTCTTTATTCGTAAATCCAAACCTAACTAACCACACATACACAGTTTTTTCTGGAGTAAAATGGTTAGGATCACCGTATTGTCCACTACTCCAGATACCCTCAATAATATAGGTGCCTCCAGTTATCCACCCAACCCTAAAAGGACTCAATTCTTTCCGTTGTATAACACGCTTGTAGGTGCTCCATTGATCGTCACAGTTTATGGAGTCAATATCAGCTAGTGCACGTACAATTACAGGACTTCCAACAGTAAATCGTTTTTTATCAATCACAGTACAACTCCTTACAGTTCATATTTATTTTTAACTAAATCTACAAGACACTTTACAGCAGTAGTAGTGCGAAGCGTTACACGGTGTGTACACGGATAGTGTTTATCCTTACATTTTTCTTTTACGCGAACAGGTACTTCTAGTTGTTTGACTAGCTGACTAGACTTTAACGCGTTAGGTTTAATAGTGTGTAACTGCACAGTACCTAACGTATATGATAACTGTTTGATGTCATCAACTAATTCTGGTACTACGTCCACAACTGCATGCCACGGTGTTATTGTCCAAAATCGGACGATTGTTACACCTTCGGATTCTTCTTCAGCTGAATTATCTCTCGGCATAAGAATAATGCTGATGTAACTTGATGTTCTAGCTGAAACAACACTACCTAAATGCTTGTATTTATTGTAAAAATTAGAATTATGCCATATTTTTGGTAATACAGGAATAGTACCTAATTCTTGTATAAATCCTGTAGCTAACGTATCTACCCATCGTCCTGAAGGCTCATAACCGGTTCTGATAAATTTCGGTATACCAAGTTTTTTCCATTTACCCCTTCGTATACCGTTTTTGTAACTGGTTTTTTTCCAAGCATTTTCATCTAATAAATCATCATCTACAGTGTATAGGGATGACAATCCAGCCAGATGTTGATTTTTTACTATCTCACAATATTGTCTAATCGCACACTTGTCCTCCGGACACTCTCCGTCTTCATCAGAAAACAACCACCCAAAGCAAGGAGAATTGTCTATAAAATCTGAAGTCTTGTCATCAACTTGAGCTTTTACAGATTCTATTAGGGGCACATAGGATTCTACTTGTTTCCAAGTTTTAGTTTCGTCATCCATGATTATTTTTTGAAATATTTTTCAAACCACTGCTTTTTAATAGGTTTTCTACGAAATTGAGGTTTATTTGATAGTTGGCATAGTTCTTGCTTGAACCAATAAGGAACATCACCAATGTAGTGAACAGGTAATTTATTGTCGATTAAAGGTACACAACCACCACACCTAGGACAAGTTACAAAGTTATAAATCACATCGTTACTCTACTGCATATAAAGAATAGTAATACTCCCGTTAGATTCTTGTTTTGGTATGGCGTATACAAACTCGTCCCAAGCCCACTTTGCGCGTTCAGCTGCGGTTTTAACGGCTTTAAGAATTTCATCTACATCAGGATTCTTAGTAGTAGTTTCATAAAACCGTACGGTTATTAAAGCCCCATGCCAATCATTTTTATAGAATTCGATATGAAAATCGCTTGTGTACAGAACATTGACCTTCCATCCTCTGGAGTACATATCCTGAAGTAGAACAGCCAGCTCCATATCTCATACAGTATACACCAACTCCGACGTGTTAGCTAGACGGTATGCAATCTACCACGGGAAGCACACCAAAGTACATTTCCCAAGTACGTAGTGCATCGTCTAACTCGTCAACACGAATAGAAATACTACGACCGTCCTCATGTGGACATGTAATGTGTACAAAGGTATCACCTACGCACACTCCTGGATACTTACCACACACTTTACAAGGCACAAACACAACATTTAACTTCTTAGTTCCAAACATTTCTAATTTTCCTTTCTACTTTTTCGTTAATGAATTCACTTGTGTTTCTAGTACAGCAACACGTTCCCTCAGTTTAATAACCTCTTCACGAAGATATTGTAACTCTGTGTCATTTTGCTTAGTAATAAATTTCTCGTTATTAAAGAAAATTTCTGAAATGACTTCTGTCTTTTCACGAACACCCTCATCTGGAAATGGTGCAGCATACATATAAATTCCGTTATCTTTCATAATTAAAGTCCTCCGGTTAAAAAACTCATCGTTTACGAACAGCCACTCGTTGTACCACAGTTAGTACACCGGTGGCAACTACCATTTGGCACCATGATGGAACCACAATCAGCACACGTAGGAGCATCCGTCCTTTGTACCAATCCAGTTTTTGCAAAACCAATAACTGGTGTAATTGGTAAATCGTGCGTAACTTCTTGTACTTCTTTTGGAGTCAAAAACTTCAACTCTAACCACCTGAAAACATAATCTAAAATTGATGACGCACGTTGAATACTCATGTTTCCGGTAAATCCGGATGGTTCAAATCTGGTTCTAGAAAACTTATCCACAAGAGAACGTAGAGGTACCCCATACTGAAGTGCAATAGACACCGCTGTAGCAAAGCCGTCTATTAGACCGGAGACAGTACTACCCTCTTTCGCCATTTTAATGAAGAGTTCTCCCGGCTCTCCGTTGTCATACAATCCTACATGTAAGTAACCTTCGTACCCCGCTACAGAAAATTTGTGGGCAATAGCTTTACGTTCATCAGGTAATCGGTTCCGTACAGCTCCTACAGGTGCTAACACTGACACTTCTCCTTTTTTGTTTGTTGTTTCTGTGCTGCTAGTAGATAAAGGTTGCGTCAACTTACAACCATCGCGATACACGGCTACGGATTTTAGACCTAACTGCCAGGCTAACATGTAGATATTCTCAATATCTTGTATAGTTGTAGTTGCTGGAGCATTGACTGTTTTTGATACAGCACCGGAAAGAAATGGTTGCGCTGCTGCCATCATTCGTAAATGTCCTTCAGAGGATATACACCGAGTACCGTTAGCAGGTTTAAATGCACAGTCAAAGACAGGTAGATCACTAACCTTAAGTAAAGGACAACCCTCGATCGTATCGTGTTCTTCTACATAAGAACAAATTTTGTCAATATCAATTTTTTCATATCCAAGGGATTCTAACGCAGCAGGAATAACGGTGTTAATTGTTTTTATTGTACCACCACCTACTAATTTTTTATATTTAACCAAAGCTAACTCAGGTTCAATACCTGTAGTAGCACAATCCATCATCATTCCACAGGTTCCCGTTGGAGCTAAGACTGTTACTTGCGCATTTCTAAATCCAAAATTTTCACCCCATTTAATAGCTTCGTAAAACATAATACCTAAAATTTCATCTCCAGTATTACCGTTATAATCAGCTAATCCTTTATAGTTTTGATGTTCCTCCAGTACAGTCAACATTGCGCATTTATTTTCTTTGTACGCGTCAAAAGGACCTGTAACGTCTCTACTGATTTTAGCAGACGTACCATATGCAGTTGCTGTCATGATACCCGTAATAAGGCTACACATAGAACGTCCTAGGTCAGAATCGTAGGGTATCCCTCTACTCAATAGATACGCTCCCAGATTTGCATATCCTAGCCCTAATGGCCTAAATCTTAGTGCATTTGTCTCAATTTTCTTAGTTGGATAACTTGAATTACCTACAATAATTTCTTGAGCAATAATTACTCGTTTGATCACTTCATCAAATGAGTCGTCATAAGTATCTTCGTCGTGTTCAACGG